TCAAAGGTTCTGAGATTCTTCGCTTTTGGAACATGTTTGTGTAAACATGGGACCGGTTCCAAGCAGTAGCCACTCGCATGATACACCATACCCTTCGGCGAGGTAAGCAAGATACTCTATACGAAAAGTACGCTTATCTCTGTTATGCTTTAGAGTATTCATGTTACCATAGTTCAAACCAAACTCTTTTGTAAAAGTCTGTAAGCCTTTAATTTTTCTCTGTTCTTTGAGAACATCAAGTGCTTTGAAGAACCTGTCGCTAATATCCAGGGCACAATCGGGAATATTCAGTTTCATTTCAAAGTTAATTTTTCAAGAAGATTCATGAGACGTACATTTATATCATCTTGTTTTTCGATATGCTTTGCTATCATCTCAGTCTGCCTCTTTATAATTTCTACTAAATCAGCATTACTTTGGATTCCGTTGTTCTGATTTCCAGAGCCACTGTTTACATTATTCTCTGCATTAACGAATTGAGAAGGTTCTACCTCGAAAGCCTTGACATTTTCTTCTCCATACTCATCGTATAGTTTCTGAAACTGCGCAGGTGTAGGATCTATACCCTCTGTTTCGTATCTCGAAATGTTAGATTGGGAAATTCCCATAATTTCTGCAAGCTTAGACTGAAATAGTCCGTGAGCTCTTCTAAATTCTTTATATTTGAACATATCTGTATAAATTTGTTAATTTTGACTAAATCTTTTCGATATATTTGCATATATCAGAATATATTTGTATCTTTGCATAAAGATATAAAACATAGTGCAAAGATAATGGAAAATATTCAAACATCAAACACTTTTGAGGAAAAATCTCAAAAAATGACCTTAAAAGGTTATTATCAGGGGTTACCGATGAGAAGTGCCCCGCGATACGACTTCATCACGGAAGTCGCTAAACGCTGCAAGGTTACCGAGCAGACAGTTAGGAATTGGGTTCTATATGGCATGAAGCCACAGCAGCACATCCATGTAGAAGTATTGTGTGAGCTAACAGGCATTAGCGAGGAGGACTTATGGAAGGATTAGAGTTCTATATGTTCGAGGATGAGCTATGGTGTAAGACGTCAGACGGAAAGAACTTCATGGTCGATGAGACACATACAGAGCTGGTGAAATACATCCTGGAAAAGGTTCGCGCTTGCTATCCGGAAGCATACAAGGCGTTGGAGAAGATTTACTCCAAGAGCGCACCTAACGAGAGTTATTATCAGTATCTCATGATGCGTCGATTTTGCAAATGCAACTTTTGTCGACTCGACACTACGGCTTTTGATGTCGTCGATGTTGACAAGGATGGAAGGTTCAACTTCGAGAAGGTCGAATGCCCAATGCGTGGTGAATGCCCTTATGATAGCATCGTCTGTATGCCAAGGTTTAATGCTAATCTTTCTACTGCGGAGTTGCGCGTGATGAAACTGCTTTATGAGGGACGAAGCGAGCAGGAGGCTGCAGCCGAGCTATTCAACTCCCCGAACACGATACATCAGCACGTAAAGTCTGTGTATGTGAAACTAGGAATACATAAGCTCTCTGAGTTTATCACCTATGCAAATAAGAACAATTTGTTTAACAATTAAATATTAGTTTATGCCAATTATTAGAAAGAATGACGTCGTTACAGAGCGTCCAGTGATTATTGTACTTTATGGTACTCCAGGTACCGGTAAGACATCTTTGGCTACTACAGCCAACAGTCCTTTACTCATCGACACCGACCGAGGCTTTGACCGTGCCGTTCAGCGTCCAGACATTGTTGTCACGGCTTCACGCTGGGAAGACATCTATAATGCTGAGGTTATCGGTTCTTATGTTGTTGAGGATGGCAAGCAGGTTTGGAAGCCAGGTTTGATCAGTGAGTGTAAGACCATCGTAGTAGATACTGCCAAGGCTATGCTCGATGACTATCTCAACGCTTTTGCTATTCAGCAAGACCATAAGCTGGGAACTAACTCGTTGAAGCGATATGGCGTGATGGGAGAATTGTTCAAGCAGTTTGTCGGCATTCTCCGTTCAAACAACTCCGATATCATCTTCATCTGTCACGACAAAGAGACACAGGAGGGAGACAACATCAAGCATTCTCCAGACTGTACAGGACAGAGCAAGGACTTGCTCATCCGTATTGCGGACCAGGTAGGTTATATCTGCAAGGAGAACGGCAATCGCGTCATCAAGTTCGAGCCACAGGATAATCGTGTTGGTAAGAATGTTGCAGACCTGCAGGACACTTGGATTCCTGTTTACGGAACAGAGGAGTTTGATACTTGCATGGCAGACATCATCAAGAAGGTGAAGAAAGCCATCGTGAATAAGTCAGATGCTCAGGCTAAGGCACAGAAAGCCGTTGATGATGCTCGAAAGAAGCTTGCAGCCGTGGAGACTGTAGATGATGCAAATGCTCTCATCGAGGTTGCCCGCGGATTGAACAAGATTCATCAGAAGGCATTCATGAATCAGATGATCAAGGAACTTGCTGTCAAAGGCATTGACTTTGACAAGAAGGGCAAGAAGTTCGTCAAGCATGAGGATGCAGCATGATGAAGCCTTTGGTTAGAGTTACCCAGCTAGAGAGCTTCAGACGGTATATGTCTGACGAATATGCTTATGTTACAGAGCAGGACGTTATAGACAATATCACTAAGAAGTTTGAGGGCAACGATTACACAAGAATAGGAACTGCCTTTCACTCCATCGTGGAGACTGGCAGTCCCCATTGTTTCAAGGAGCCGGAAGGTGTTCGTCATTTCACCTATTATAAGAAAGATAAGACAGAACCCGTTCCAAAAGGAAGAAGATTCGTCTTTGATGAAGGTGAAGCGATTCTCGACATTCCACAATGCAAGGTTGCTTTGAAATACAGAAATGAGCATCCTGGCGCCTTTCATGAGGTTCGTGAATACAAGGATTTCGGCAATGCCGTTATCACGGGATGTGCCGATATGATTGACGGACTAGAGATAAGAGACATCAAGACTAAGTACGGACCGGTATCAGACAAAGACTATATAGATAGTTGCCAATGGCAGCTTTACCTAGAGTTGTTTGAAGCTGATGTGTTCCATTTTGACTTGTTTGTCTTTGAGGGCTACAATAAGGATAAGCACAAGGGAGACGTGAGAGGTCTCAAGCTTACTCCTTATGAGCCAGCAATCACTTGTTACAGATACCCGGGAATGGAAGATAAGAACCACGCTCTATTGCGTGACTTCCTCAAATGGGTAGAAATGAGAGAATTATTACCATATTTACCATTAACAGAATCAGATGGCTAATACAATGACAGGAAGGGTATTGCTCATCGGCAATGTCGAGGAAATACCAAGTAAGAGCGGTGGAGAGCCGTTCAAAAAGAGAGTTGTGGTTCTTAACTGTACACACTCGAATTACGGAGATGTGTACGAGAACTACCCAAGTTTTGAGTTCAGCGGAAAGCACGTGGATGATCCTGCTGATTTTGCAGTTGGCGAGATTGTTACTATATCTTTTGCTCTTCAAGGTACCAAGTATCAGAAGAGTGCAAATGACCCGGTAAAGTATTTCAATACCATTTCGGGTTATAAGATAGAAAAGTATCAGAGAGGTGGCCAGACGCAGCAGCAAGCACCTCCACCACCGCAGCCGCAAGGAGTTCAGTCACCGGCACCGCAGCCGGGCAAAGATGATGATTTGCCATTCTAGTTATGATTTTCAATCTCAACAATGACAAGGACAGGGCAGACTACAAGGACTATTGCAATGGCCTTTACATGGATGCCCTGAAAAGCGGAAAGGGTTTTATCGTGGAGGTGAAGAAAAAGCACCGTCCACGTTCCCTCGCCCAAAACAGCTATCTGCATGTGTGCCTTCAGTATTTCGCATCAGAGTTCGGCTACGATGAAGAATATGTGAAGTATAACATTTTCAAGCAGATAGTGAACAGAGAAATCTTTGCGAAGCAGAGAACAAACAGAAGAGGACAGCCTGTAACTTATTGGAGAAGCACGGCTGACCTTGACACAAAAGAATTAACAGACGCTATTGAGAAGTTTCGGAACTATTCAAGTATGGTTGCAGGGTTGTATATACCCGAGCCTAATGAAGAAGCAGCCTTGCTTGAAGCTCAGAAACAGATAGCATTATATGAAAAGTATTTATAATTATGAAATCAGATTTGAAAAATTATGTTCCTGAGAACATTGAGTTTGTATTGGAGGAAGGTGTAAAAGACATGTTCCCAATGGAGTTGGACTTCCTTGCTTTGACCGAGGAGAACCTTTGCGGAGAGAAGCCTTTGAAGAATAAGGCAGACATCCTTAAGTTTGTCGGAAAGCACTTCACGGCGACCTTCCCTGACAATGAGTTGGTTACACGTTTCCTCGATGAGTTCGAGAAGAAGAACATCAGAGAGGAGTATTGCACACTCGAAGAGAACGTGGTGCCAGCTCGCAAGCTGGAGTTGGAGGAGGCTTTGGAAAAAGCCAAGAAGATGAAGAAGGATGCAGAAGAGGCTTATGCTTCTGTCCTTATGGAAGTAGCCAAGTACGCCGCTGAGGTGCGCCAGGGAACTGTTGATATGCGTCTTAAGTCGAAGAACGTGTTCTGTATTGCATTGGCAGGTTACTATCTCGTATATAATTGGGATGCAAATACCGAGAAGTTCTTACTTGCAAAGGCTTATGCTATCCCGGACCGTTCTGAGATTTGGGCAAATGAGGTCAAGAATCGTGAGAGCATGAAAGAGGTCTTCGGATTGGAGTTCCCAGAAGAGGAGCAGCCAAAAGAAGAAGCTCAGCCAGAGCAGTCTTCAGATGATGACGATGATGAATTACCATTCGGCGAGTAATGAAGTACACTCTTAGAAATTATCAAAAGCAAGCTAGTGATGCAGCCGTAAGGCTGTTCACTAGCAAGGCTGACAAGAACGGATTGGTTATCCTTCCTACGGGTGCAGGAAAGAGCTTGGTGATAGCAGATATTGCCTCTCGCCTGGAAGGACCGCTGTTAGTCTTTCAGCCCAGTAAGGAAATTCTTCAGCAGAACTTTGCCAAGCTGCAAAGCTATGGTATCTTCGATTGTGGTTGCTATAGTGCTTCTGTAGGATGTAAGGATATAAACAGAATAACCTTTGCCACCATCGGGAGCGTGATGAACCATATGTCAGACTTCGATTGTTTCAAGAACATCATAATTGACGAATGTCATTATGTAAACTCGAAGTCAGGGCAATACAAGCAGTTCATAGAAGCGAAGAACAGACAGGTTGTTGGATTAACAGCCACACCATACCGCCTTGATCGTGCCGAAGGAGGTTCCATATTGAAGTTCCTCACGAGAGTAAGACCTAGAATATTTTCAAAGGTCATCTATTGTTGCCAGATTGGAGAGCTGCTTTCCAAAGGTTATCTTGCAGACTTGCATTATTATGATTTGACAGAATTGGATTTAAGGAGAGTCAGAAGCAATTCCACCGGTGCAGATTATGATGAAAGAAGTCTCCTCGCAGAGTACGAGCGTTGCGGATTCTATGATAAGCTATCAAATACAGTAGTCAAGGTCCTGCAGCCTAAAAGCGGCATTCCCAGAAAGGGGGTACTTGTATTTACCGCTTTCACAAAGGAGGCTAGGCAGTTGGTTGATAAGCTTCAATCACTCGGAGTCAATGCCGCCATCGTGACAGGAGAGACACCAAAAAAGGAGCGTGAAGCCATTCTCGAAGGATTCAAGAGGAGAGAAATAAAGGTTGTTGCCAACGTAGGTGTGCTGACTACGGGATTCGACTACCCTGCCCTAGACACCGTTGTTTTGGCACGCCCGACGAAATCTCTCGGGCTCTACTATCAGATGGTAGGCCGAGCTATCAGACCTTTTGAAGGAAAGGACGGGTGGATAGTTGACTTGTCGGGAAACTATAGCCGATTCGGAAATGTCGCAGACCTCTTTATTAGCAGACCTCCAGGAACCACGAAATGGGCGGTGTATTCCAGAGGAACACAATTAACTAATGTCGTACTAAGATGAGCGTTCTAAATGAGCTTATTGAATATAAGCAAAGAGATTCCGCATTAGGAACTGAGTATTTAACTCTCTGTCCGCATTGCAGAAAGGGAGTATTTACACAAGAACCAATTTATGTAGGAAGTTTAGCTTGCCGTTTATGTGTTGATTTTGCGAACATGACGGACAAATATGTTACATGTAAATTCAAAAGAAATGTTTCCATTTTATAAGAAAAAGAAGAAATCTCCTTCTGCTCCCAAAAAGAGAAAGAAGAGTAAGCCTGATTTGGTCAAGAGACTAGACAAGGTGTTTGCATTGTATATACGTCTGAGAGACTGCATGCCAAGCGGCATGGGACAATGTATCAGCTGCGGAAAGATAAAGCCGTACAGAGAGCTTGATTGCGGTCATTTCTTCGGACGTTCCAACATGGCCACCCGATTTGATGAAGATAACTGCAATGCAGAATGTATCGGGTGCAACAGAGTGAAGTCAGACCATCTTATATACTACCAGGAGAATCTGATAAAGAAGATTGGTGTTTCCCGATTTTCCACCCTGCGAGAGCGTGCTCACTCCATCAAGAAATGGGATGACGATGAGTTGGAGAAAATGATTAAGTATTATACTAATGAAGTAAAGAGACTGAGTTATGAGAAAGGTATCACCGTTAATCTGTAAAAAGTATAAGTCCCCAGTGTTTCACAACACCGAGGACTTGAACCAATTAAAATCCTATAAAGATTATACTTTAAAGGGATTTGTTTGCAAAGGTAATGAATTATTTTCAAATTGCCAAATAAATCCCAATAAAAAAAGCCTGCTCGCCAGCAGGCTAAAGAGAAACCCATACAATATTCTTTTACAGAATATAATGGAAAAAACTTACTGCAAAAGTACTAAAAAAAATTGAGATAGCCAAATATATATCTAAATATATTTCGGTATTTTTGAATATTTAAGTTAATTCTTTTGCATATATCAGATAAAATTCGTAATTTTGCATTAAGGAGAAACAATATAGTTATAAATAAAATATTACACAATATGGAAGAGACAGAATTTCTTAGAGATTTTGAAGGAATCAAGGACTACAGAACGTTCTTGGTAGGCTTGGACAAACAGTTCAAGTCGGCAGGTGTGTTGTATCGTGAGTTTAAAATTTTAGAGGGGATGGCTTTTATCGCTTTAAAGATTAGCCCTTCTATCCACAATTTTATCTCTAAGCAGCAAAGTGCTGTTTACAGTAAGTTGCAGACAGAAGTTGACTCCCTGGCAAATAGTATAAAGCGAGGTAAGATATGCTTCATTAAGAACGAGGACTTGAACCAATAAGATTATGAAATATAATTGCATCAGAAATAGTGATTCTCCAGAAGTAATGAGAGCAAGGGTGAAGCACGGCATAGCTGCCTACGGCATCTACGTTGCTCTTATGCAAATATTGGAGGAAGACGAGGATCATAAGCTGTCAAAGGATTATTCTATGATAGCTTATGAGATGCGTGTTGATGTTTCCGTGGTGCAATCTGTAGTTGAGGATTTTGATTTATTCGAGGTTGAGGAAGAATATTTCTATTCTAAGGAACTTTCAGACACCATCGAGCAGGCAAGAAAAGTCAGCGAAGCTAGAGCTAGAGCCGGTCGTGCAGGTGGTGCAGCAAAGGCTAGAAATTTCGTAGCAAATGCTAAGGAATCTTCTAGCAAATGCCAAGCAAATGCTAGCGAATCTCTAGCAAATGCTACAAATTCTCTAGCAAATGCTACAAATTCTCTGGCAAATGCTACAGATATTCTAGCAAATGCTAGCGAATCTCTAGCAAATGCTAAGCAAATGCCAGAGTCCAAAGAAAGTTCCCCAAACCCTTCAAAGAATATATATTCCGTTCCTACGGAACGGGAAGATAATATAAAATTATCTTCTCCTTCTAGCGCACGCACGAGGAAATCGAAACCGAAAGAGTTTACCATCTGCCACAAGGGACGGCAAATATTCGAGAAGTATTACCAAGAACTCTATGACTCTGCCTATTATTGGCAACCCAAGGATGCAAAGGCTATGAACTCTATCCTAAAGAAGATTTCTTTTGCTAGAAGTCACAAAACAGTGCCGCTTCCGATAGATGACGAGAGCTTGCTTAAGGCATTGGAAGAGTTTCTGCGTCGTATCGACAAGACTTGGATAATGAACAATTTTTCGGTTAACAAAATTGATTCTCAATACAACGAGATAGTATCAGAAATGAAAAATCATAGACAAAACGTAACAGACAATGGAAACAACACAAAGACAGGATGGAAAGCTCCAGACCACAAAGACACATCAGCGTATAGGTCGGGGTTTGGAGTTGCCGTTGGAAAATAGAGAAGTCAAGAACTTTCTTTACTATGCCTACAAACGAGAGGTAGAGAAAAGAAAAAGAACGTTCGTCTTCACTGACGAGCTAAAGGAAGCAATATCGAAAGTCGGGGATTTTCTTACTACAGAGACAAACTTTTACGGGCTGTTTATGCCCGGCAGTATTGGAAACGGCAAGACTACAATGCTAAAGGCTATTCGAGATTTGCTAGTTCATCTTGTGGACTCAAACAAGATTAGCTATTGCGAGGGTGACAAATATCCGCGATTCGTCAAGGCTAGAGATATGGCTTACATGATTCACGAAGACATAAACGAGTTCAGAGCAATCATGAACACTAAGTTTCTCTTGATTGACGATTTGGGTGCTGAGCCAACGGAGATAGTCACTTACGGAATGCACTACAAGCCGTTTGACGAGTTGTTGGACTATCGCTATGAGCAGATGCTGCCCACGATTATCAGTTCAAACCTAACGGCCATTGACATCGGACAGAAGTACGATGACCCAAGAATTGTAGATAGAATGCACGAAATGTTTGATATTTTAAGTTTTGAGGAGGTATCGTTCAGATGAGTTTAGAACAATCACCATATCAGAATCAGCCATTAGTGAATGACCCAAAGGCTGAGCAGTATGTTATCGGAAGTCTTCTTGTTGATCCTACCGCATACACTCTAGTAAGCCAGTATCTAGATGAAGACTGTTTTTACGATCCCATGTGTAGGGATATATGGAAGGCTGTTGATAATATGGGAAAGCAAGGTATGCCGATAGATGTCATATCAGTTTCTGCCGAGCTCAGTAAGCAGAAGTCGAATGTAACAGCATTGGACTTGATGAACATTTCGGCACAGATTGCATCATCTGCACATGTAGAATATCATGCCATCAGATTGCAGGACCTTGGTAGAAGAAGAAAACTCTGGGTTGTCGGGCAGCAGCTTTCCAAGGTTGGATTATCGGAAGAGATTCTGACCGCAGACGCCCACCAAGAGGCTATAGAGAGTATCGGAGGAGTATTTGAGAAAGCAGATGGAGTGTTCACGCTCGATGATGCAATGAATAGTCTAAACGAGATAATGGTTAAGAATGCCACCGTTGGAGGTGTCACGACAGGAACCAAGACCGGTATGGAGAGATTCGATGAAAAGGGAGGTCTGCAGAAGTCTGACTTGATTATCGTTGCCGGCGAAACTTCTCAGGGAAAGACGAGCCTCGCACTTTGCATGACAAGACACGCCATCGAGAACGGAGCAAAGGTTGCTTTCTACTCTATGGAAATGACGAAGGAGCAGCTTACGGCACGTCTGCTTTCTGCCAAGACGAACATCCCGGCCAACAATATCCTCTATTCGGGCAGTCTGGCGCCAAGCGAGATAAGGATGATTGATGATGCTAGAGGCAAGTTACCCGGAGAGAATTTATTCTTTGATGACAAGAGCACGTCAAATATAGATTCTATCCTTCTTTCCATCCGAATGCTTAAGATGCAGAAGGACATAGACGGAGCCGTAGTTGATTACTTGCAGATTCTTAACGTAAACTCCAGGAGTACGAGTTTCAGCAGGGAGCAGGCTATGGGTGATGCCGCACGAAGATTCAAGAACCTCGCAAAGGAACTGAACATATGGATCATCGCCCTAAGTCAGTTGTCTAGAGATAGTAACTGCCCGGAGCCGAATCTGAACCGACTGCGCGATAGTGGACAGATAGGAGAAGCTGCCGATGTTGTCATACTAGTATATCGAGCAGAGTATTACAACAGAGCGTACCCTGCCCCATTTGATAACAAGGACGATTATCCTACTGACGGAACGGCTATGATAGACGTTGCCAAGGGACGTAATATCGGAACATTCAAATTTTTTATGGGATTCAACAAAAATACGACAAATTTTTTCAAGACGAATTTAATCAACGAAGATGTACAGGTGCCTTTCGAAAAACCAGAAGAAGCAGATGCACCATTCTGATAATCAGATAGTTATAAAGTACTATGATTTAGTATTTTTAACTAAAATAATCGTTGGTAAATTTGCATATATCAGAAAATTTTAGTACCTTTGCATATAGATAAAAGGTAGTACTTTTGACTATTCAGAGCCTATCTTACAAGTTGAACCAATTAAATTTATAAAGATTATGAAGAAGTTAGGATATATTGAAACTAGCAGTTTGACCTCCTCTAAAAAGGAACAGTTGCAGAAACATTTCAGAGAGTGTGCGGTCGTATGCCTTTCGACGGATAAAGTTTTCAGGGCTTTTGGAGAGATTGAGGAAAATCTTAGACCAGACCACAATTTGGGCAATTACAGAGATAATCCATATTTCGACATGCTTCGCAAGCAGTATATGCTGGTCAGATTCATAGAGGAAGAGTACTTCCGTAAGTACGGGAGCAGCTATTGTTCTTTCGAGACCGTGAAAGAATATCTCGATTCAATAGATGATTTGAGGACGCTCGATGAGCACAGTTGCCTCGAAGAAATCGACAAGATGATTTTAACCAGAATGTCGCTTCAGATTAGTAAAATATAAACCAATTAAAATTCATAGAAAGGGAATAATTATGAGAAATTCAAATTTCAATCTTATTAAATCATTGGGCTACGTGGTCGTAGTCGCCAGTATGGCGGCATATTCCACCCAACAAGAGTATTGGAAGAACGTCGAGGACGGTTGCTTGTATGGCCACGTTGGGGACAGCATGGAAGAGTATAAGCTCTTGATGAAGGAGGGCATTATGTAAAGGAGGTACGGTCATGGGGTTAATTGAAGAAATCAGAGCAGCTAGAGTTTCTCAACTCACAGAGGAAAACAAGGAAAAGCTTCTTGCTTATATCAAGAAGTACTTGATGCGATATGATCACGCTTTAATCGGTGGCGCAGCACACTTTTCATATGATTGGAAAATTCCAGACCCAGATAGCAAGGATTGGTGGAGAGACTGTTATGCTCCATACAAACTCCATCCAGCTATTACGGATTGGCTGACCAGCCTTGGCTTTAAGTGTAGCCGCTATTATAACAGAGGAGGTGTTGACCAGGGAATATGTGTAAGAATATAAACAAGTGTTGTGGCAACTGTGCATTGTTCCTTCACGAGGACATTTATGGATATGGATCTTGTGATTTTTCCGAGAACCCTCATTGTGGGGACAATGCTTGCCAAGCGTATAAATTAAACGAGTTATGAAATACGTAGATTATAAAGCCAAGCAACAAAAGGAGTTCAACAAGCTCCCGATGAAAGCTGCCTTTGGAGACAAACAGTTTGAGGAAATGATGGCTGAGTGGGGACTCTCAACCAGCGAGGAAGACTTAAAGAAGATTTCTTCCTTAGGCTGTGGAGTCTATTGCCTAAAAGAGGATGAGCATTTGTTCATCGAGTTTTCCGAGCGTTCAGTAAAGGAGGACGAGGAGTTCTATTCAAATGATGAGAATTTAAAGGATGCTCTCATCTATGAGTTTGGCAACCATGAATGCGGATATACATGGGAATTTGAGAATGGTATTATCGCATTGGGATTCTCTATCAAAGAGTTTCTTTCGGACGAGCGCAAAGCCAAGGTGTTCACAGAGGCAAGAAAAGAGTATATAGACAAATTGGAGGGCTAGCTATGTTGGTAAAGGAAATGGTACAATACACGAGAACGGCAGACATGGAAGAACTCTATCTGATGCTCAATAATGATTCTGTAGCCTACAACCTTTGGCACGATGCTGCAGAAAAGTACGCCCTGAAGATGGTAAATGGCGAGGCGGTAATGATGGAGAATGTCGCCCATGTGATGATTGCAAGAATCATCCAGTCATGTGACAGACTGATAAACTGGCGCAGAAAGATGATTACTGATGCCCTGGATATTACTAAAGAGCAGAAGGAGATTGTCGCATGGCAGTGGTTCTACAATAGTATGATGGATTTATATACTTATTATAAAGGTAGGCAAAAGTAAGGTTTAACGATTTGGGTATTAAGGACACCCACAAGTTAGATACCTTATTCTTATCTGGCAGCCGGAAAGACGGCAGCCTACCTTTTAAGATATAAATAATATGAAAGATTACGATTACTTATCTCTTATCGTAGAGATTTCCCCGCAGCATCAGAGCTGTTCTGGAGATATTAGGGATTACGAGTATGTTTGCAGACTGGATTGTGTCGGTGACCATAATGAAATATTGGAATTTATGCTTCAATGGGATTATGGAGAAGATACATCAGATACACAAACTGAGTTAGACAAATATGAAGATGTGCTCATCGAGACAGATACACATATACTTGCAAAATGTGAGTCCAGGAACTTCGGCTGGCAAGGTGACGCATTCTTCCTTTATAGAAAGGATAAAAAGAAATGAAAAATATTTATCATATACATCAGTCTTCCAATTCCTATTGGGATAGTCATTGGACAGACACAGATTATTATCTGTGCGATAGCGAGGAGGAATACCAGCAGAAATTGGCTGAATATACCGAGGAGCGTAAGCAGATTGAGAAGGATTTTAAGGAGAATCCAACAGAGGCCAACAAGTATCGTGCATTGTTCTTTCAGCTCAGCAAGGAGCAAAAGGTACATGCTAACGAATATTACTACGCACATGAATGGTGCGGCAAGGAGTTCGATGCTTTCGGTTTCTGCTGGAGTAAGAGGTTGGAGAGAAGTACGCATTACAAGTACTATCTTAAGCCAGGCTCGGTGTGCAACGAGACAAGAAGTTCCGCTGTTGGCAGATTTACAGGATATGGAAGTTAAACTTAATAAGATTGGAGGTGAAACATGTAGAATTAAGTAAAAATCATCGTTAATCAATGGTCGGGATTAAATAACAAAACAATGTTTGATATTCTTTATTTTGCGACAGCTCGGAAAGACGGCACCCGACCTTTAATTTTACACCATTATGAAAAGAAGTGAATTATTTATGGCTTGCGCCAACGAGTACAGTTATAGATGCAATTCTGATTGCGACAACTGTCAGTTATACCTTCGTTACTTAAAAGAAAAGGAGGATTAATCATGGATGAGAACAAAGATATCATCAATGTAAAAAAGTCTAGTATAGAAGCAGACTTCCCTATCGGTCAAAAGCTTTCTATCAATGGCATTAATTGTGTTGTGGCAAAACGAGGGAGTTGTCCAAATTGTATTGTATGTATTCCAAACGTTCATCGCGATGACGTCGAGATAACTTGCGAAGATTTAGCTTGCCTTGCAAGTGAACGTAAAGATAGAACTAGTGTTCATTTTAAAGAGATTTAATTATGAAGGTATATCTGATTTATAAAGAAGATGCCTGGCATACAAAGGGAAGCGGCGAATTGCTTAGAGTAGCCGACAGCCTTCAGAAATGCTACGCAACAGCCGAGGCTAATGGAGCTTCGGAAGAGCAACTTAAAGATTTGCGCAATATCGGGCAGAGCCAATGTAGTGGTAAAAGCTACGAGTTTAACATTGAAACATGGGAGGTAACATAATATGAAATATGACGTTTGCATTCAAGAAACTTTGAGTAAGACAATAACCGTAGAGGCAGAATCAAATACGGATGCTTGCTCCATGATTAGAGAAAAGGTTAAGAATGGTGAGATTGTCCTTTCTGCCGACGATTACACCGGTTGTAGAATTATAACGGCACAGAAAGCGTATGGAAGTGAAGACAACGAAGACTGAGTTCAGAGAACTGCTTAGTGTTCTAGAAAAAGCAGCAGCTTTTATTAATGAAAAATCCACAAGGCCCAAAGACTTTGATTTGGCTAGAAGATTAATAAGGTCAAAGGCTTTGCTGGCGAAAAGGAATGGCAGTCTTCAAGGAGAAAGCGGCGATAGTCATTAACGGCATCGTGTACGTAGCGGAACCAATGGATGATTGCGAGGATTGTGCGTTTTGTACGGGCTTGGCACAATGCAGCGTAGATTTCATTTGCATCTCTATGAGAGAAGCATTCCGTAAGGGTTTTAGAGACAAGCCTATAGGTTTCAAAAAATGGAAAGGTTATGAAAGGATCAGAAACATTCAAGAAGATAATCAAGGCATATCTTGACAAGCGTGCAGCAGAGGATGAATTGTTCGCAAAGGATTACGCCAAGCCTGGCAAGAATATCGATGACTGCTGCGACTTTATTATCTCAGAGGTCAAGAAATCCGGAAGACAGGGGTTTGACGATGATGAGATTTATGGAATTGCAATTCACTATTATAATGAAGAAGAAGTTTCATTCACCAAGAATCAGAATTGCACCATTGTTACAAATCTCTCAGACCAGACCAAGGAGAATCTGGAGAAGAAGGCTGAGGAGGAATTCAAGCAAGCCAAAATCATCGAACTCCAGAAGAAGGAGTCCGCTGAGAAGGAGCGCTTGAAGAAGAAAGCCGAGGCTCAGAGAAAGAAAGATGCTGAGATTGGTCAGTTGAGTTTGTTTGATTTTTAATATGTGAGTTATGAAGCCAAGAAATAAGACAGAACGTAAAGTTGTAAAACTCTCGGACAGAATTCCGGAGTTATCAGACAAACAGCGTGAGTGGGCCATCAAGACTTGCATCTCTGAAGATGATGCCTACAAGTATGGTGACAGATTTTCAAGAGGGTGTTTCTATCTAGTATGCACATTCAAGGGATGGCAGGTCCTCAGATACTTTCAGGTAAGAGCGAAGTTCCGGTTCCACAAGATGATTAAGGAGAAGATTTACTTCAAGGAGTGTATGCAGCAATGGTTGAAAGATGGGGAATATGTTTTCCTTGCCAGGCAGCGAACCAGCGGATATATAGAAGATGCTTTTTCTGCTTTCGGAAAGTTGGAAGTAAGAACGCATACTGTATGGAGTTTCTTGGGTGATCCTCGTGATATTGGATTCGATGGAGTATATTACGCTTCAGTCCAAGGCAAGTATAAATATGCTCTCAGAGACTTCGGGGAAAAGATTCTGTGTGACGAAATCTTCCGTTCCGTCAATGCTAACCCATACAATGAAACTCTCATGAGACGTGATATTGATATGTGGAAGGTGTGTAAGTACCATGAAGCTGTCTTCGACAGAGAAAAAATGTCTGCCGTCAAGATTGTTGTCAGACACGGAAAGGCTTCTTATATTTACGATAGCTTGTGGTGGGATATGCTCGACAGTATTATGTATCTTAAGAAAGATGTACGTAACCCTTCTATAGTTTGCCCGGAGAATCTTCGTGAGGCGCACGACAAGTGGCTAAAGGCAGCAGACAACAAGAAAAAGAAAATGGAGGACAGAATGACTAAGCTGCGTCTGATTGCGGAAGAGAAAATGCAACTCAGATATCTGGAGCAAGCTGCTAAAGCCGAAGAGGAGAATAAGAAAAAGGCAGAAGCAATGGCTAATGTATATGTTGACAGAAGAAAGCAGTTCTTTGACATTGACATAAAGGATGGCGCCATAGACATACAGGTTCTTAAGTCCGTCCAGGAGTTCTTTGAAGAGGGCAAGGAAATGGGGCACTGTGTATTTAGGAATCGTTATTACGATGTGAACAGAAAGCCGAACTGCCTCATACTTTCTGCCAAGGTAAACGGGCAGCGTATGGAGACAATCGAGGTAAACTTAGCCGATGTTACCGTTGTTCAATGCCAGGGCCACGGAAACATCAATTCCGCTTTTCACGATACCATTCTGAAGCTTATCAAAGATAATCTGTGGCAGATAGAATCCAGGCTCCCAAACAGGGCTAGTAGAACGGCGTAATTTTTAGTATTTTTGGCTAAAATTTCCGTTTGATATATTTGCATATATCGAGATTTTTTCGTACCTTTGCGTATGAGAAGAGCCTATTTTGCGGTGTTTTTGACTATCCAAGCCGCATATATGCACAATTTTATGTTAAAATATAGTTAATTTTAGATTTTAGATATTTAATCATTAAATATTTTATTAAATTTGCAGCGATGGAATACGATTACAGTAAGCTCAGAGAGTTCATCAAGCGTTGTAAGTGGCAATGGGCCACTTCAATGATAGACGTTCCTCATGAGTACATTCACAGAGACAAGTGCGCATTGACAAACGACGAGTTCTATTACTTCGTCAGCGCACAGCGAGACAATGGAGTCCATGAAAGATGGGGGAAGTATAATTTCCCTTACCTTTACATTGATGGTTACAAGTATTGGACGATGGGTGACCCATTCGAGACTACTTGGATTTTGAACAGACAGAAGGTTTTCAACGAGTTCGACTTCCTGGAGTGGCCGGTACCGCGAATCTATTCGAATCAGGAAATGGACGTGATGGCAAAATCTATCATGTTCACGTTCAAGGACAGAAGATTTTTCGAGGCAGGCATCGGAAACGGAGACTTCGTCGCTTTCACCAAGATAAAGCCGGAAATGTATTATGGAGTTGATCCTAGCAAGAAAGCAATCAAGCAGTTCAGGGAGAAGACCTCTGGTTTTTTCCGAAGATGTTCTACTATTTCTTTTGAGGAGGCGATAAAGAAATGGATGTCGGCAGACAGCGTTGTGGTTGCTCTTTTCGGTACCGCTTCCTACTTCATGCCTCAGTATCTCCGCAAACTGGGCGAGAGTGGTTTGGATTATTGCCTTATGTTCTACAAGGATGACTACACCCCTGCAGAGTTCGAGGAAATGCACCATTTCACCTATGACAGAATGCAGTTGAAATCGATGTTCCCGAATTGTAACATATACAATCACAAGAATTTCGTAACCATTTCAAGTAAAAAAATCACCTGGCAACAGGCAACAGTAGAAAATGAATTATTCCCAGTATGATAAAATAGCAAGTAAGTACGACACTTTGTTTCGTGATGAAATGAGTCTCGTTGAGAACCGTGAGGTGGGGCAAATGCTCCCACCTCTCAGCGGTTCAATCCTAGACATCGGATGTGGTACCGGCTTGCTGACAGAGATTGCAAAAATCGACCCACAGGAATATCTAGGAATTGATCCTAGTAAAGGAATGTTGGAGCAGTTCACTAACAAATACCCAGCCTATAAGGATAGGGTTGTATGTGAGCCTTTCGACGGAAAGAGTTTAGATTGCAGGAATTTCGAGAATATCGTAGCATTGTTCGGTTCCCCATCTTATCTTTCCCGTTATGCCGTTCTGGCAATATCGCAGTGCAAGGCTCGCAAGTTCTTGATGTTCTACAAGGAGAAATATCATCCGGTCACTTATGAGAAGTGTGATGTGGAGTTCAGACATTTTTTCTATTCAAAGAAGGTCTTGTGCAGTCTTTTTGGTGAAGAAAACGTATCAGAGTATCACAATTATTTAATAGTAAATTGCGTATGACATCACAGAAAGGTTTGCGTTATGATGGCAGTATTGATAAATACCCCATCACAGAAGGCGAGATTTACAGTTTAGGCAATGGTAGCAAGATTACCATTGCCGATATTACTTTGGGGCTTCCGGAGTTTTCGAAGAATGCCGATTGCGTATTCATCGACCCGGCAGGAAGTAAAGGCGTCCTCAAAGCGTATTATACTAAGGCGGAGAAGCAATGCCCGGTTGATAATTTTGACGAGTTCGTTGCCCACATCAAGAGGTGCATCGAGCAGATTAACCCGGACAGACTATTCGTCGAGTGCTTCTATCGAAACAAGAACCAATTGGTTCCTATGGTAGAATCGCTGTTTCCTCATGTAAAAATCTACGAGAACACCTATTATCATAAGCCAGATTGCAAGTGCTGGATTATCCAAGGCACCAAGCAGGCAGAAGACTGGGGGCTCCAGGGTATGGATGAATGGGATGCGGTGTTCAAGATTTGTAAGGATGTTCCGTTCAGTTCTATCACAGACTTCTTCATGGGTCAAGGACTTGTTGCCCAAGCAGCCTATGACGCAGGTAAGGTTTTCTATGGTAGCGATATGAACAGAAACCGTTTGGCAGTAGCCATCAGCAAGATTGCCAAGCGAGGTGGAGAATGGACAGTAACTAAATAATTACGCATATGATTAAACTCTCTCAGATTATCATCCTCAACGTTCCGAAGCGAGAACGTGAGGGCAAATACCTTAAGAAGTTGATAGAGACTAGCACGAAGCCTTATGGCATTCCTGTCAGTATCTCTATGGACCGAGGTAAGGGTCTTTGGGACAATTATTCCCAAGCGTTGACGCAAGAGGTAGCGGAAGGAACCCATCGCATGGTTATTCACGATGACATTACCTTTGACCGCAACATTCTTGCCAAGATTTTACATATTCTCTCTTTTGCTCCCGAAAACAACGTTATCAGTTTCTACAATCCAACAAATGGTGACTATACTGATTGTTACGCAAAGGGCAAGCACGTTATTTCTACAAAGACTAATTTCTGGCTGCAGGCTAGCGTATATCCAAATGACCTAGCCAAGGACTTTGTTGAAACTTCAAACAAGATGACGGATGATCAGACACGTTATGATGATTCGCGCCTTAAGGCATACCTTCAAGCAAAGGGTATCGACCTTTACGCTATCGTTCCCGGTCTGGTTCAGCATTTCGGTGCATACAGAAGCACGTTCAACAATCCAGGCGCCGTAGGTGGCATTCCTAGAAACAGTAAGACCTACGACAACCAGTTTGATGTTGAGTCTGTAGATTGGGAGAGTGAGTTCAAGAATCCTTATTTGGCTAAGTCAAGCAAGGATTGGGTTAAGGAAATCGTAAACAAGGAATTTCTCGATGAATACAAAAAACTCTAAGGAAAATCTAGCCTTGAAATTGGCAAAGGACAATATCGAGGTTGAGCAGGTGAAGCCGTTGCATATTGAATACGTCAAGGTTGATGACATTTATCCGAATGACTATAACCCTAACACGCATGATGCAGACAGCTTCGACCTTCTCATCAAATCGTTGCTCTATTTCGGATTTACTCAGCCTATCGTTGTCAACCGCTCGACGATGCAGATTGTTGACGGAGAGAACAGATACCGCGCCGCCTGCGTCATCGGATATGAGATGGTTCCTGTATGCTTCGTTGACTTCGACGAAGAGAAGTTGAGATATGCAACAATCATGCACAATGCCGCTCGCGGCCACAACAATAATGAAATGATGGGTAGGCTTAAGAATTACCTTGACACCCATTTCAGTAATTCCAGCGACAAGGTATTATTAAACAATAGAAAGAAATGATATTTTACAGTGACAAAAACGTTTATGAGGCAGCTCTTGAAAGATTCAGATACATCTTTCGGGAGTTTTATGGTAAGCGTAAGATTGTCGTGACGATGTCGGGAGGAAAGGACTCTACCGTGGTTCTCAACCTTGCGCACGAGGTTATGAAGGAGATGGGAATTGAAAAGATTCCCGTCCTCTTCCTAGACCAAGAGGCAGAGACTCCAATGACTATCGAGTACATACGATACATCATGCACTTGCCGTGGGTTGAGCCGTATTGGATTCAGTCATACTTCCAGGAATGGAATGCCTCAAAGGGAGAATGGTTCAATGTATGGGGGCCAGGAGAAAAGTGGATTCGTGAGAAGGAACCAGATTCATATGGTGATTTGGAGATTCCGCACAATCAGTATTTCTCCAAGACCCTTGATCAGGTACACAGAATGCTCTTCGGCAAAGACTACCTAACTTTAGGTGGTGTCCGTATCGAGGAGTCGCCGGCACGATTGTCGGGTCTTACTAGAGGTGAGTGCCTTCCAGGTATTACGTGGGGAGGTGGTGGCGGATATTATAAAGACGGCACACCGAGAAGTCTGGTGCTCTACCCTATTTGGGATTGGAAGGTTTATGATGTATGGTATTACATCTTCAGCAACAAGCTTCCGTACTGTAAGCTTTATAACTATCAGTTCACGCAGAAGCCACTCAGAGCGTGCCGAGTAAGTTCCCTCATCCATGAGCAGGCTATCCACGACTTAGGTTTCATTAAGGAAGTGGATCCATGGTTCTACGACAAGTTGGTACGAAGAGTTGCAAACGTCAATACGTCTGTACACGTATTTAACGAAATAGCAACATACTGCTACAATTTGCCACCTTATTTCAAGGATTGGGATGAATACGTTGATTATCTCGCAGACAATCTTTGTGAAGACAAGAAGAATGCGGAGACTATCAAGAAAGGCTACCGTTCTGCCAAGAAGAGGAATGTAGCTAAAGCCGGGCATTGCCAGGAGTGTATTGATTACGTAATACATCAGATTGGTTATACCAGCGCTGTCTGCGTCATTGCGGAAGATTTCGGAATGAAGCGCATTCAGAGCGTAGAGCGTTCTTTGCGTCAGTATTTGAGCGACAATTATGTTAAAATAGAAAAAGCTAATAAGGAATATGAATCTTCAAGAGAACATCAAGAAGGAGTTTGATGCTGCCAAGGATAAGGTGCAGTTTTTGAACGACCTCAGAAAGTATATCAGTTCCTTATCTCCAGAGAAAGTCAACCCTGTAGATTGCGTGCTTTGGGTTGACAAGGATATGGTTGTAGCCAACAACTACAACCCTAACCATGTGGCAGATAAGGAAATGCGTCTTCTCTATACATCCGTGAGGGAAGACGGTTACACTATGCCTATCGTTACCATTTGGGACGAGAAGCTGCAGAAGTATGTAATCATCGACGGTTTCCACAGAAACCTCGTTATTCGCAAGTTTGCGGACATCAATGAGCGATGTGGCGGAAAGCTGCCTATCGTAGTTCTAGACAAGGACATCGACCAGCGTATGGCATCAACCGTAAGACATAATCGTGCCCGTGGAAGTCACTCTGTAGATGGAATGGTAAACATCGTCTTCAATATGCTCAGAGATGGTGTATCTGAGCGTGAGATTTGCGAAAAGGTAGGTCTGGAGCAGAAAGAGCTTGTAAAACTTAAGTATGTTACCGGTTTCGCCAAGATTTTCAAGAGCTATAAGTATAATGCGGCTATCGAAAAGGTTGTCGACGAGAGACGCGTAGCAAGAGAGACAGCCAAGAAGAAGGAGGATAAGAAATGAAAGTAAAGTCAGTTAAGCTCAGTGAAATCTTTCCTTACTATGACAACCCTCGTGACAACACGAATGCGGTTGAGCCTACGAAGGAGAGTATCAAGCGTTTTGGATTCGTTAAGCCTATCCTCGTTGATAAGGCAGGTGTAATCATTGCCGGTCACACAAGATACGTGGCCGCTTACCAGTTGGGTATGGAGTTCGTTCCTGTCGTTTACTCGGATATGGACGACGAAATGGCAAAGAAGTACCGCATCCTCGATAACAAGCTGGCAGAGAAATCTTCCTTTGATGAAGACCAGCTTTTGGAGGAATTGCGCAACATGGAGGTTCCTACCGATATGCAGGCATTCTTCTTTGAGGATATCAACCAGATGCTCAACTTCTCCCTCGACAGCATCAATCAGCAGGCAGAAGAGTATGGTGGCTTCCAGGATGACTATTCTCAGGTTGATGAGGAGAACTTCGAGGCTCCATCCAATGAAGAGGCTGGCGAAAGCGAGGAAGCTTCTTCAGATGATGAGGAGGAGGACCCTGCCAAGGATTTGTTCGTTCTCAAAGAGCGCGAGGACGGTTCACATTATATGAAGGTCGTTTGCCCATATTGCGGAAATATGGAAACAATAGAAATTGAGGATTAACAGGTATGGAAGAGATTAAGATTAATGACAAGGTAATTGAGTTACCTATTGACAGTATCGTGCCTCATGACGGTTCGCACAAGACCGACGAGACGGCAGTACAGGCAATCATGCAGTCCATCAAGGATTTCGGCATCACTCAGCCTATTTCCGTTGATAAGAACAACGTGATTGTAACCGGTAACGGTGTGTATAAGGCTGCTAAGGCATTGGGAATGGATAAGGTTCCATGCATCCGTGTTGACTATCTGACTGATGAGCAGATTAAGCAGTATAGAATCGCTGATGACAAGACGTCCGAGTTTGCCACTTGGAACGAGAAGAAGCTTCGCAAGGAGCTCTCCTATCTCGGTGATCCTAACAGCATTCAGTTTGCTTTCGATGAGAGCATTGCCGGTATGCTTGGACTCAACGCTAAGCCAAAGGAACAGAAACCTGCGGCCGCACCTTCCAAGGCTGAGACTAACCATACGGCTAAGAAGGTCGTAACGGAAGCCCAGAAGGACCAGAAGTTCAAGGAGGAAATGAAGGGCGTTGAGGAGAATATCCAGGTCAAGCCTTCAGAGTATTATGAGTATAATTGTTCCGCTTGCGGTAAACTAGTAAAAGTTAAGAAACCATGACAGATGAATCATCACAGCCGAAAGTAAAGTCTTTCGTACATAGAATCCCCAATCCTGTTGGAAGACCATACAAGATTAAGTCTTCTCAGGAATTATGGGATAAGTTTGTAGCTTACTGTGATGATGTTGAAAATGACCCTTGGCAGCAAAAGACTGGTAGCAACTCCATTGCAGGCGGCAGCGGCAAATCCACAAATTCCATGAGACAAGAGGTAAGGGTTTTCAGAAGAGCCTATACCCTTGTCGGATTTTGTGCTTTCTGTGGCATCGTTCAGAAATGGGCGGATTTCAAGAGAGGTAATCTTAAGAGACCAGGCTTTGAGCAGGTGATAACACAGATTGAGAATGTCGTGATGGCTCAGCAAATTGATGGCGCCATGCTTCATCAGTTTGATTCCAGTATTGTTGCAAGGCTCAACGGATTGGCAGATAAGCATATTCAAGAAGTAACCGGCAAGGATGGCGAGGACTTCAAGTTCCCTAAGCTGTCCTTGGATGATATTAAAGAATTACAGAAGATAAATGGACTTTGAGAAACAACGTTTTCTTCATAAGCAGTTAGTGGCATCGTCCCTGCTGCAATTCACTACTAAGATGTTCGCCTATACTGCTCGACGTGAGTATGTAATAGGCGAACATCACAGGATTATATGTGATGCGCTCATGGATGTGATAAGGGGAAAGACTAACAAGCTGATTATCAACATCAGCCCTCGTTATGGAAAGACACTCTTGTGTTCACAGATGTTTATCGCATATGGTCTTGCGCTGAACCCTGCTTCAAAGTTTCTTCATATATCTTATTCCGGAAGTCTCGTCCAGGACAACTCAATGGCAGTCAAGGACACGATAACTTCTACATATTTTCAAACACTATTTCCGAATGTCAAAATCAGAAAGAACGATAACACAAGATCAAAATGGAGCACAACGGCAGGTGGTGGTGAGTATGCTACATCTACCTTGGGTCAGATCACAGGTTTTGGTGCAGGTCAGCCAGACTGGACCGAAGAAGACATAAAGAACATGGATAAGTTCATGGCTACGTTCAACCCCGGTCACTTTTCGGGAGCCATAGTTATCGATGACCCTTTACGACCGGACGATGCTTTGTCCGATAACGTCAGAGAGTCTATCAACAGACGTTTCGAGACAACCATCCGTAACCGTGTAAACTCACGTCATACGCCAATTATCATCGTCATGCAGAGGTTGCACGAGCACGACTTGTGCGGTTACCTTCAAGAGATTGAGCCGAATGAGTGGAAGGTTGTTTCCCTCCCGGTAATACAGACAGACGAGGACGGAAAGGAGCGAGCCTTGTGGCCGTGGAAGCATACGCTGGAGGAGCTGTATAAAATCAAGCATGCCAGCGAGTTCGTATTTGAGACACAGTACATGCAGAACCCTACCCCTATGGAAGGTCTTATGTACCATGCCTTCAGAACATACGATGAGCTGCCGGACAGAAGGTATGCAAGAATGATTGGCAACTACACAGACTCGGCAGATACCGGTTTCGACTTCCTTTGCTCTATATGCTTCGATGCACACGATGACGGCTACTATGTTACCGATGTTCTATACACTAAGCGACCGATGGAATACACGGAACCAGCGCAAGCCAATATGGTTAAGCGCAATCAGACAGACGTGTGTTTCGTTGAAAGTAACAATGGTGGACGCTCTTACGCCCGCAATGTCGAGCGCATAACAAGGGAACACGGAAACAGAATTACCCAGTTCGTAACGTTCACGCAATCGAAGAACAAACAGATTAGAATATTCACTCGCTCCAGCGAGGTAAACAATAAACTAGTCTTCCCTTCTAATTGGGAACAGTTGTGGCCGGAGTTCGCCCACGATATGAAATCCTACAGAAAGGAAGGATATAACGCCCACGATGATGCGCCGGACGCTTGTACGGGCATCATAGAGAAGTGCGAGGAGTGGCTTAACAATGCTACCGATGCACAGCTCCGACGTGGCGGTTTCTTGTAATTTCTTTTTAAAACCATGTTAGCTAGGCGTTTGCTCGTGAGAGTAGGCGCCTTAACTATTTGATTACCAGCGCATTATAATTTAGTATTTTTAACTAAAATAATCGTTAGTATATTTGCATATATCAGAAAATTTTCGTACCTTTGCATATAGATAAAAGGTAGTACTTTTGGATATACAGGAGCTACCTTGCAAGTTGAACCAATTAAAATTATAAAGATTATGAAGAATTTAGTTTATGCTCGCTTTGATGAAATGACAGTTAATGAGGTTTCAGAGCTTATGAGAATAGCATCTGGCAAGATGGCAATCAATGTAGTTTCAGTTGCACCTACATTGTTCCGAGTTTCAGCATATGGTATATTTGACGGAGACGCAGAGGACTGGGGCTTCGAGAGTGCAGACTGCGGAATGTTCCAGGGAGAAAAGGTGTTCGAGGCAACCAAGAAGTTGTACGAGACCACCATCGCTTAAATAGCAAAAACAGACGTTGAACCAATTAAAAATAAAGATTATGAAACAGTTACTTGAAAAAGAGAATGTAAAAAACGGAAGAGTTTACATTTCTAAATTTGCTCTCATCTATTCATTCAAGAAAAATGGTGAGAGAGATACAAAACCTACAGAGTATATGGCTTTCGGAAACGAGAAGTCACAGGACGATGTTCTTGCTCGCTTGCAGAAGAACAATCCTACACAGAAGTTTGAAATCGCTTAATATATAGGAGGAACTGTCATGAGTGGTCTTTTTGAAACAAAGCTTCTTAAATACAAGAAGCACATTATACAGGTTTTTGAGGATATGTTCGGTCAGAGATACGTCTATATCGACGGCAAGACACCGACTTATTCTATTAACAACGCAAAGAGAATGATTAGCCTATGTTGTCAACAGTAATATTCACGGATGGTGCCCAGAAGAATGTGGAGCCATCCAACGGAACGGATTTCTCATTGGAGGAGTTGAGAGGATTTGTTGGTGGACACATTGAGTTGGTCCGACTCAGCAAGTCGCAGGTAATGGTAGTTAATGAGGAAGGCAAGGTTTACGACCTTCCTCAGAACGAGAACGCCACGATGCTTGTGAATATTGCAGGTATCAGAGACGTTATAGTAGGTAATGTATTAGTTTGTGACATCAATAAAATCAAGTAATATGGATAAGAATGATTTGATGAAGTACCTCGTAGAAGAGGCAGAGTATAGTGAGAGTGAAGTAGCCGAAATGACTAACACGGAGTTGCTGGATCATTGGCTGGAGTACAACGGAATTTGCGGTTACACAGAGGACATCAAGGATGTTATTGAAGCTGCTTTTGATGTAGATTTGGAGGACTAGCCATGTACAAAGAGAATATAGGAACAGACAGATATGGGCGCACAATGCGCCTATATCACTCCTGTAACACGGTCTATTGCGACCACGTCAAGAACGATAAGGTTGTCAGGACAAATCAGATTAAGGTAGATAACGACATCATCTTAATGTTCAGTGCTTCGCATACGAGCGGAGCCTACATTTACGATGAGATTCATAGAAGATACGGGAAATGGCTATGAAAAAGATTATCACCATTGAAGTAGAAAGCTCTAGTGTAGAGTGCTATAGTAGCTTCTATACGGACCTGGAGTCTTTCGTCACGCACAGAGTGAATGGTACTCCATTGAGAATTAAAATAACCTCAGATATTAAGTAGCGTATGAAACCAATGCTTGCAACAAGATATTATCCGTCACAGACGAAATTTCCTTGCTTCGTCCAGCCTAAGTACGATGGAGTTCGTTGCATCCTTCATGAAGGAGAAGACGGAGAGATTCACCTCACATCGAGAGGTGGCAAGGAATATGATGTTCCTCAGATTAAGGCTTGGGGAGAGAAACACCGCGGTATGCTTCCTCTGGATGGGGAGATATACAACCATCAGGAATTGACCTTCCAACAGATATGCTCTGCCGTCAAGTGCCGTTCTTCTATGACCGACAAGCTACGCATGGTTATCTACGATGCACAGATTCCGGGAAGCTTTTCTGCCAGATGGAAAGTTCTGCAGGAGGAGTTTGCTTCCATTGATCCAAACGGACCGGTGTACCTTACGCAGACTTTCGTTGCCCATTCAGAGAAGGACATCAAGCGATGGCACAAGATATTCGTTTCTACCGGTTACGAGGGTGCCATTATCAGAAATGCAGATGGAACATATACCGAGGGCAGAAGCAATGACCTTATGAAGCTGAAATCGTTCGACACGACAGAGTTCAAGGTGGTCGATGTTTTGGAAGCGGAGGGCAATGATGCAGGTACCGCTATATTCAAACTGAAGTGTGGAGAGTACGAGTTCTGTGCCCGCCCGGTAGGTTCAAGGTCACTCAGAGCTCAATACTTAGCCGATAAGGACGAGTTGATAGGTATGGCGGCGACTGTTCAGCATCAAGGGTATTCTGACGCTGGAGTACCGAGATTTCCAGTATTGTTGAACATTAGGGATTACGAATAATGGCAGCATTAAATATTAACGAGTATTACGGCTGCTTCTCTTGCGAGGCTGCTGACGAGCACGGAAATGGTTGCAGGCACGGTCTGCTGTTCCCGGTACTGCTTGTGATGGGAAACAAGAGAAGCTGCCCAAACTATAAATTCAAGAAGAAATAACTATGGAGTTAGAGGTTAAGCTAAAAAGAAAGTATGAGTCTAAGACAGAAACTTTCGTCCTGATTAATTACAAAAGAGACTTGCGAAGATGTGTCAACATAACTTATCCAAGAGATTGGGATTGTGAAAAGCTTGATGTGTTCATTCAGAACTTTCACGACGTGAACGTTAGAAAGCCTTTATATGTGTCGGAATGGAGTTCTTTGCTTATGAAAAACAGACTGGAGGAAATTAAGAAACTAGGCTATCGTGTTATTGCTATAAATCAGTTACATGGCTACATAGTAAGAAAGGATGGAAAGTTTCTATCCTATCAGCTTGCAAAATATACATCTGAGGGAGGAATAAGTCTCACATATCAATACGTGCCATCTCGAACACATGGAAGTGGTGCTATACAAGGTGGTGAGAGTGGCTATAATTTTGGATTCACCGAGTTTAGTAAAGAAATGCTGAACGATATGATGGACCACCCGAAGCTTTACGGTAAGGTCGAGCACTACAAAGACTTCTATGAGTACCGCCAGCTGAATGCAGGGCGAGAAAAGGCACTCAAAAAAATTTAGATTTTTTTGGTTCAACACAATAAAGTACCATATGATGCGTTATTAATCTGACAGACGGATTATTAACTAAAGCTTAGCTACCGGCATGACGGGCGCATCATATGGGAAATAGAAAATTTGTTCCACAGGTAGGAAACCATCTTGGAACTATCTCGAACATTTTAGCTGTTGTTTCATTTATAGCCATAATAGTTTCAATTATAACTTGGATAAACGCCTTGAATACTTCTGGCGGTTATGGATATGAAAGTTCAAGTATTAGTGGCGTACAGGCATTTGGCTACGTTATTGACTCATTGCTTTGCCTGGTAGGTTCTTTTGTACTCAGAGGATTCTCGTTTATCGTGAAAGCAGCTGTACGCTATCTTGATGAGAAAGGTGAGTTTGATGAAAAGTAGAATGTAATTGCTATGTCATCAAAGCTTATAGTAGATCAAAAGAACGTAAAGTATCTTTTTCAAGATAAAAAAGCTACGTTCTTGATTCCTGATTATCAGCGTCCGTATGCTTGGGGAGAAGACGAATGTAAGGTCTTATGGGAAGACTTATTTTCCTTTTCATTCCCGAATAACAACTGCGACAGCTTCGATTCTTCAGAGAGTTACTTTCTCGGTCCTATAGTAACATTCCGTAATGACGAAGGGAAACTTGAAATCATTGACGGTCAGCAGCGTCTTACGACCTTGCTTCTCTTACTGCGAGCTTTCTACAATCGCCTGGAGCACATGAAAGACAATCGTTCTATCAAGATGCGAGAGGACATAGAAAAGTGCATTTGGAGAGCAAATGAGTTCGGAGAGTATGATCCAAACGACTTGAAGATAAATTCGGAGGTTGCAACTGATAACGACAAGGAAGAGTTTATGGATATACTCCGGAAAGGAACATCAGAAGGGAAAAGCCGGTATGCTGCCAACTTCAGATACTTTCAAGACAAGATAGGAAAATTCATTGAAGAATATCCTTCTTTCTTTGCATTATATCCAGCTCGCATACTCAATAACTGTGTGCTACTTCCAATAGAGGCAGAATCGCAAGATACTGCTCTTAGGATATTCTCGACGCTTAATGATAGAGGTAAGCCATTGTCTGACTCAGACATCTTCAAGGCACAGCTCTATAAGTTCTACTCATCCATCGGAAAGAAGGAAGAGTTTATCACTACATGGAAAGAGCTTGACGAACTCGTTACAAAAATATTCCACCCATATCGTGGAACACCTTTGGATGAGTTGTTTACACGCTATATGTACTACGAGAGGGCATTGCTGACTAATCGTAGTTCTATGACAGAAGGACTTCGTAAGTTCTATGAGAAAGATGGATATGTTCTACTTCGACGAGAGCAGACTTTAGAGAATCTAGTCTTGCTTGCGGACTTCTGGAAAGATGTATATTCTCAGAACGAAGATCGTTTTTCCGTGGATGTACTAAAGCGCTTGTTTGTATTGAATTATGCGCCTAACAGTTTATGGACATATATCGTATCAGTATATTTCATGCACTATAAGAATGCTGAGAATATGCTAGACAACGAGAAGTTCTATTTGTTCTTGAATCGTTTGATAGGCTTTATTTGGGCATATGCTATCAGCAACCCAGGAATAACAGCCTTGCGAGCACCGGTATTCAATGAGATGGTGAATATCATAGAGAACAAAGAGATTGCTTTCGAGAACTATCTATTCCAAGAGGAATTGTTCCGTTCGCAATTTACCAACTTCAGTTTTTCAAACACTCGTGCGATTACGAAGTCGATGATTGTGTGGTGGGCATTCTCTTTCGATAGCCAGGAATTGCTTCCTCTTGACGCAACATATGACATTGAGCACATCTTCCCAAGGAACAGACAAGTCAAGGAAGGTGGATTGTCGAGTGACGAGGTTCTTGAAATGTTGGGAAACAAATCGGTATTGGAGCGAAGAGTTAATATTCGGGCATCCGATTACAGATTTGCTGACAAGATTAAGTATTATAATGGTGAGTTCAAATCCACAGGCGAGAGGATTGGAACTAAGATACACGAATTACGAATGCTGTCACAGACGTTGACAGATTTTACAGAAACGGATATTAGAGAGCGAACGTCAAGAATGCTTGATAAGTTTATCGCTTACCTCAAATCTAACTCTCTGATTTCCAACAAATTAAATTCGTAATTTAGGTTAAAAGATTTGGTAATCTGACAAAATTTTCGTACCTTTGCATATAGGATAAAGGTAGTAATTTTGTCTAAGAGCCTACTAAATAGGGCAACTGCATTGTTACGACCTGCCGAAGCTGGGACGCTAGCAGAGGTGAATCTGAGGGCGTAATGAGCGGCTGCCCTTCTTTATTAAATGAGCTCGATGGTTGCTTAAACAGATTCTTATGGCAACAAATGCAGATATGAGCTTGAAAGAGTTCGCAAAGGAAATGCTGGTCGAATTTAAAAAGGACCAGGAGTGGTTAACAAGACAGAAGGAAATCACCGGTGATCTCCAGGAGAGAATCGATGAGTGCTTCAAGAGAGTGCAGAAGTGCGACATGACAAAGGGTGTCTATTCCACTACGCAGATGGCGAAGGAGTTGGGCATGAGCAGCGCACAGAAGCTGTACGAAGAGCTGAAGGAGGTTGGCCTTGCGTTCAACCAGGGTTATGAGTGGATGCTGACAAGTCCCTACTCCACCTATCAGCTAACTGAGGTGACTACACACGTCATCAAGGGCAAGTACACAAGAAGACCTCTTTGGACGGAGCGAGGCAGACGCTGGCTTCTCGCATTGAAGGAGAAGAACATCATCTGCAACCTCCCGAAGCCGAGAGTGCCGAAGGCTGTTGAGAAGTGTATTGCTTCTCAATCTGGCGAGAAGAAGAAAGAGGTCAAGGTCGAGCCGCCAACACCGCTGATGAAGAAAGCCGAGACGCTTAAGGATGAAATCAACTGCCTTTTGAATCTCATTACAGAGGTCGGAAAGGGCGAGACGATGCTCCTTATGGGAGACATTATGACAATCTCCACCACCATCAGTGAGCACGTGAGCACATTAGCTTTTGATGCTTATAAGACATTAAATGCACCAACGAGGGCTTGAACCAATTAAAATTCCAAGAAAAGATTTGGATTTTCCAAAATAAAATATTACCTTTGCAGCGGTGAAGGAAAAAGATAAATAGGGATTGGATAGACCTCTCACACGTCGGTCTTCGGATGCAGACTTCGGGAGGGTTTCCAATCCCTTGTTTTTTTAGTTTAGTAATCTCATAGTATAAAGGATATTTTCACTTGTAAGTTTAGCCTTACATTCTATTCGTTTTCCTTGATAAGTAGCATGGAATACTTTGAACTGAAAATCATGATGGTTACCTTCCTCAATCCTGTCAAATGTTGCTGTAGGAAACCATTCGTTTACATCGGCTGCAATTTGTATTGTTTCGCTAAGTCTTCTATTTCTAATATTCTTTGCCATCGTTTCAGAAAAGAAATTTCGTCCTACCACAAATTCCTCATTATTATTATTGAGATAAAGCCTTCTAGCCGTTTGACCGTCTGGTAGCTCTACCTCTTTAAATTTTGTTTGCATTGTCTCATTAATGAATTCTCGAAGTCTTTCCCTCACCTCTGGTGAGTTCTGTGCAGCTATTCGAACTTGCCTTTGTGACCTTTCAGAGCGAGCGTATTGGGTGATATAGGATGATTGCTTCACCTTGTCTTTATTGTCATTCACCCAATTTGTGAAGTTCTTAGGCATAGCATTGCTTGGCTGTTTCCCACTCCAATACTCTTTCTCGCTCATTATTACCGGGATGGCATAGCACATACAATTTACGTGCCAACCAACCCAAGGAAAATAACTCGGATAGACACCTGCAAGCAAATCACACATATCGTGCTTATGACTTGGGTTGTTGGTAGTCTTTATTTCCTTGCCTTTAATGTAGTCCATCCTTGCCCATCTTTCTTGCTCGGCAGAACGGTAGGCCATGTTTATCTCGTTACGTGCCAGGCGAACGCTTCTGTACTCGCAGTTCTGAATAGTTATGGCTTTGCCGTATTTCTTCTTATAGTCTTTGGCAAGTGATGGATAATCATTAAGGTACTTGCTGACCTTCTTGCTGAGTTTAACAGCACTCATACCCTTCTCTATGCCGACAGACAGAGATTTCTCCAGAGCCTCCTTTACATCAGCTCTCTGGTTCCATATTCTTTCTGAAAGACCTAGACCTTTAATCTTTCTCTCCATGAAAGCCTTCTTTGCCGCGTTGTTGTGCTCAAAGTAAGCTTTCTGCTTTGCGTCCGCTATCTTCCTAGTAAAGGTGCCGATTACCCTTTTGGCAAGTAGGTCCTGCAGGGTGTTACTATTCTTCCATTCGTCCGATATGCCATTATAGACCAAGGCCTGCATATTGTTTGAATAGTAATCCAACAAGGCGTTTACCTTCCTTTCTGTTCTAGGGTAATCATCAAAAGAGAACTCGCCATCCCCATCGAAGTCGGTGGAGGTGGCGATTTTAGCGGACTCCTTGGCAAGAGTCTCATATATGGAAATGATTTTCCGGGTATAAGCGTTCAGTCTCTTGCCAAGGTCTTTATATGCCTTTTTCTGATTAGGCAGTTTTGGCTTTTTCATACAATTTCATTTTAAAGTGTTGGCAGCAATCCCAGTTGAGAAGAACGCTCCATTCTTGATATGGGCATTTGGCTAGGATAGGCTGACCTTTAAGGCTCATACTATGAAAGTCAGTAGCATGAGCACATTCACGGCAAAAGTGCAGTTTCTCTTCTTCCTTCTTCTTTCTCATGGCTATTCCTCCGAGAATAAGTTAGGCATAGAAGCTGCTGTTCTTGTGGCCTCTACTTCCTCTTCTCCTTGAATCTCGTTGAAAGTCTTGTCAGGATCATCGGAAAGACCGGCACGCTGAATAGATTCCTTCTGGCTGACGAGAGGCTTGTTGCCGTTAGCCTTAAGCCATTTGTCAATCTGGGTATTCTCATCCTCCTGGATGAATGGAGTGATAATGTGCTCTACAGTAATCTCATCCATTCTAGCTGCCCATTTCGTGTTCATCTTGGAAAGGAACGCCTTTATGACGTTGGCCTCTCTCTCGAAGCCTTCAATCCAGGCACCAGTCTCCTCTCCTATCTTAAGATGGGCATCCATGAGGAGTGTCTTTCTTGAATCATAGCCGATATTGCCAAGGCTCTTCATATTCTCGAAACTGATGTCCGGCATCTGAGACTGCATGAAGAAAAGCTTGACGAGAGTGTCAACGTGATACTTAAGAGCCTCGATAGCCTGCTGCCAAGACACGTAGCTAACATCGCCGTCTTCGCTGACTCTATACACCCTCTTGCTCTCTCCCTTTCGCTCCATTCCAACGATGGCACCGGCAATCTTCAAGACAGGAGCGGAATTGTATGCCACAACATCGCTGTTTCGGGAAATGGTGTACTCGATATTCTCACGGATAGGTTTCAATCCTTCCCAGCATGGCTTGTGCCGGTACCAGAACACGGCTGGAATCTTGTCGATAGAAATCTCATTATCATCCACCAAATTCCATCCGGACTCTTCGTCGTCTGAAGACAGGTCCCACTTGTAATGATGGTCTGCGGTATAGGTCTCGAAGAAGGTGTGCTCTGTGTCAGTAACCTTACGCTTATACTCGAATGACAGAGCAAGCAAGTCGTCATACTCATCAAAGTAAGGATAGATGTCAACTCCGTCCATTGGAGAGAATGTCTTGCATTTCAGTTTGTACTGACTGTTGAACCCGTAGAGCTTGTTAGGCTTCTTCTGCGTGTACCAAAGTGTAAACATCTGACAAGAGGCGTAATAGCACTTTGCTCTGTGCATGTTCACGGCATCAATGTGTGCACAGGTGTAGATTTTCTCGATGGCACGCACAATCGTCTTCAGTTCCTCGTCAGCCTGATCATACGTATATACACGCTTGACCGGTATAGCCATTGTGAACTCAGAGATTCTTCGTGTAAGAAGCTTCTCCAATCCGACAGGCAATCTAGCTGCCTTTTCTACAATTCCGTCATCAAGAGTTCTGTCCTGTCTGCCAACGTGGTCGTTTACGATTTCATGTAGCATAGGCTCATACTCAGATAACAGGGTACTCCAAAGTGGAATATCCAACACGCGTTGTTTCAGCTCTCCTATGATGCTGCCAACGTCATTTCTTTTAAAAAGTTCATTAAAATCTATCATAATCTTCGAAGTTTTGATTTGGCAAAATTACGGATATATTCGCATATATTTAATGGTTTTAGTATTTTTAACTAAAATAATCATTGGTATATTTGCATATATCAGAAAATTTTCGTACCTTTGCATATAGATAAAGGTAGTACTTTTGACTATTCAGAGCCTACCTTATAAGTTGAACCAATTAAAATTATAAAAGATTATGAACAATTCAGTTGAAACAAAGAAGGAAGAGGTTAGAAAGAACATCAAGAATACACTTGAGTCAGCCAAGATTAAGATTATTAATGTAATTTCAGTTTGTCCTGATTGGGAGGTAGAATATATCGATTTTGGTTTTAAGTCACTTAACGTTTGTTTGAATTTAAAAGGAGTCGAAAGAAACAGAAGCCTGGTGATTCGTTACCAGAAAAAAAATGGCTTCTTCCAGGAAGAGTCTTTCAACACCAATGTGGCAAGCTGTGGAGAATTTGACCTTATTGAGGCGAACGATAATCTTAAGTACTACACAGCGGTTGGCGACATACTCAATCACAAAGACATGGTTTCACTTTTGAAAGAAACTATGGTTTATTTCACAAACAAACTTATTGAGTTGCGTGAAGAATTTGATAAATAAAGAAAGGAGGATTAGTTATGACAAAGCAAGAAGAAATCGATATTCTACAGTCCTTGAAGGGCGATACCTATTTCGCTCAGTTCTTCGGTAGCAAGGACATTGACCAGATGTGTCAGAACATCAATAACGACTTCGCCATTGAGGGAGGATGCGGATTTAGTCAGAAAGCAGAAGCTTTAGAGCGAATTAACGCAGACCTCAAAAAGGAGTTTCAGCAGAAAATCCATGATTTGGGAATGGAGCTTATCAAGGTTCTAGACAAGGGATTTGATAAGGATGCCATCTACCAGTTGGTTGAAGGCGAGGTCGGAATTGATGCTATCATCAAGTTCAAGCGTAAGAACAATCTGGATATTACAGATAAGGAGTTAGATTATATGATATCAAAACTTCCATGATTATGAAGCATATATGTAGTAATTGTATAGCTTCCGAGATATGCTATAGTAAAGGCAAGAAGCCTAATGACACTTGCCTTCATTGGGAATGGAGATATGCAGGTTTATGGTTTGACAATTAAATGTAAGACAATGGGAAAAGAGAAAGTTACAGTAAACGATTTGAAGGTTACACTCTCAGAGCTTGGTGTAACATCTGGCTTGAAGCAGGAAAAGATTATTCAACGCCTGCAGGTCAATGGCTGCTTGATTGCAATGGTAACAGATGTATTGGATCAGCTCATCAAAGATGAACAGGGCATGTTTAGGCTGTTAAGCGTTCAGTACAAGCAAGAGCAGAAGATGCACTACACTCAGATGCAGGATGCAGCCAAAAAGTACTACTTCCATTTGAAACCCTTTAATAAGAGTTTCTTCGGTGACGAGAGCATTTGCGCCAACCTGGAGGATAACGCAAATGACATCTATGAAATCATCAAGCTTCTTGCGGACCACACTAACGACCACAAGGATATGGAAGTGATTAAGAGAAACCTCAGAAAGAGAAAGTTGAACCATCATATTTTCGATTAAGAGTATGTCAGTATATAAAGCAAACGTAGATTTATCAGACTTATTTCACGATATGTCTGAAAACCATCAGAAAAGCTTCCTTGTTGAAGAGTTCTGTTCTTTACCTATAGAACATCAGGTAAAAGTTGTTGGCGAAATGCTAAACAATCTGAACGGACAGCAGGTAGCAAAAGTTATAGAAAACGCTTTCGACAACTTGCATGAGCAAGCCCAGGAGCACGTTATCAACTATGTAAACGGATAAGGATATGATGTTTGGAGAAATGATTACTCGCAGATGTCTGCTTACTTTGGATGGGGGGGGCAAAGATTCAAGCCGTCCTCACTATGAGGAAGCCGACAAAGCCCATCTTCCCAAAGGAAATGGAACGTCAGTTCATTAATAGTTTTAATGAATCTCAGCCAAATGCGGTTCATAAGGTTATTAAGTGTCACATAATGAGAAATTAATGATATGGAAAAGAATATTAATTTAGCGAAAATCTTAAAATACGAAGTTGTGGTCTCCCTTATTTGGAGATGTATATACTTCAAGCATATGCAGCGAAGATACTATAATAGTAGTGTAAATCACCATGCTGAATCATCTTCTTTCTATAATGATGGCAAGTACTTTAATCATGCAGAAGCAGAACCTCTATTGTTCCCATCTAAAGAAATGCGATACTGGTCTAAGTTCGCATGGAAGAAAGGAGACATTCTAGTTAACAAAGATGGAAATGTACATATTATCTTCGAAGGGTTTGAAAATGATACCTACAAAACTTTCCATGGTAAGAATTATCTATGGGAAGAAGGGGGTAGTATAGTGAACTTTGAAGAGAATGAAGACTACATGCTAACATCCGAGTTCTACAAAGCAAACAAAGAAGAAGCTCAGACCTACATCAACACCATCGAGGAACGTTTGGGCGGAAAGTTGAACCGTGAGAGTTTGAAGGTTGAGAAGACTCAGCCTGAGTTCAAGGAGGGAGATATAGTAATATCTGATTCGGGTACAATAGTTCTTGTCAGAGGAATTAGTTTAACTAGAAAGATATATTATCATGCTTATATGCGTAATGAGTATATATATATCAACCAAGTAGAAGGCGAATTTTTTAGTCGTATAAGTCGTATTAAAAGATTTGCCACGGACTCGGAAAAGCAGCAACTCTTTGATGCTCTCGCAAAGGAAGGCAAACGCTGGGATAGTGAGCATAAAATGATTGTGGACTTGAAGCCAAAGGTCGAGTTTAAACCTTTTGATAAGGTGCTTTGTCGAAATTCTAAGGATGATACTTGGGAAGCTGATTTCTTTGCTCGTCTTACACGAAAAGAAATTGATTACACGCAGAGTGGTAAGTATTTATGTGTAGGAGATTTATGGATGTATTGTATCCCTTACAACGAAGAGACAGCACATCTACTAGGAACGACTGATGATTGGGAAGGAGGTGAGCAATGATTAGAGACGATGCAAAGATAATTGTAACACCAACTGGTGTATCACTTAAAGAAGCCTTGATTAAAGAAGTAGTTAAGGCGCTCAATGAAGAAGCTTCCAACTATATGAATTATGAAATCCCAGAAGTAAAGCTTGGTGGCATTCCTCCTAGTGGCAAGGAAAGCCGTAGAACTAGGAGAATGTTAGAACTTAGAAAAAGAAAGGGTAGATTATGAATGGACTACTATCAATAATTGGTATGAAAACTGAAATGGAATACCAAATGAGTGATTTTCCTTTTGGTCTTCCACGTATTAGATTCAATGTTCCGAAAGGCAACATTCCTTCTGACAAACAGAAGTGTCAGCCAAAGGCACAGCATGAGTTTACAATCAAGGGTGTTAAGATTATGGCTGCTTCTAAGAGGGACGCCATAAAAAAGTTTAATCATCGTAAAAAGTAAAGCGTATGTGTCCACATAGTACATGTATTCATAAAATACCAGGAAAAGGAGAAGTGCATAGTCATTGTGATATCGATAGAAATCCAAATGAGTGCCCTATCTGTATAAAATGGAAAAAGAAAGTTAGTAAGAATTCCAAGAGATACGGAAAAGGTTTCTTTAAACGATATTGATTAACGACATCGGGCATAAATAGATAATAATATGAAAGCAAAAGAATTAACAGAAATATTGCTAACAAAGCCAGAAAGCGATGTTTGTATAAAAAGAGAATATGTTATTAACCCTCACGGAGATACTGAATATTGTACGAAAGGTATTAAATCAATCGGTATTGAAAATGGGAAATTCGTGTTATTTGAAAAGTAAAGCGTATGGATAATAAATTAGAATATATACCAGGTGATTTGGTGATGGTAAAGGAGTCAGCACTTCAATTTGCTAAAGATAAAATATTCAAAGTAATATCTTCATTGAGTGGTGGCTTTCTTAAGGTAGTCATGTTAAACGATAGTAGTACAACATACTCTATTAGTAATAATGCTATTCGTCCGATTCCTCTCACTCCTGAGATTTTAAAGAAGAATGGATGGGAGAAATTATATGAGAAATTCTTTGAGAAAAACGTTAACAATATTCGCTTAACAATAGAGCTTAGCGAAAATATATACGTTGCTATTAACAGAATCTTTATAATGGAGATACATTATATCCACGAACTCCAGCACCTTCTCTTTGGTCTATGTATTAATCACGAAATGGAGGTGTAGGTATGGAAGTAATAATTAAGAAAGTCTACAAAGCTGTAGGGTGTGAAAAAGGACACTACTTTGGGACGTTTGCACATTTTAAAGAGTTGCGTGAGAGTTCTAATTTGTCAGTACAAAAGACTTGCTTTTGCTGTGGGCACAAATTCCAACCAGAAGATTTTATTTCTTTAGCGTGTTTTGACAAAGGCATGGGAAACAAATTTCTTTGCCAAAAGTGTAAGGATATAGCATTAAAAGATTTAGGTGATAAAAATATTTTTTCACATTAGTTTATAACGCCTTCGGGCATAAGAAGCAAAGCGTATGAATACAAACAGCTATTTACGAATAGAAAATGGATTTGATATATCTAAGATAACTGGGGCTATTCCTCAGAATATTGGAGAAGGATTTCAGTTTAATCTCTCTGGTAAAACATATACAACTATGGGTAGCTATACTAAAGACAAAAAAAGACTCATGAATATCGAAATTAGTTCTTTTTGTGGTCTTTGTGGTGGAGCAATACATTATTACGCAAAATTGTATATTAATGTAAGCAATGTGTGTGGTAATAGTTCTGTAGGAGGATATTTGGGAGGGATTGAAATTCCGAATGAGTATAAATCCATCAAAGGGGAGTTTGTCAGACCTCTCACTCAAAAGGAGAAAGACGAACAACCAGACAGATGGGACTATTGGTATCAAGTAGGTGATTTAGTTAATGCCTTTGAATCTCTTCAAGAGATCGAGAGTTTAATTAAAAACCTCAAAAAGAAGTTCTCTTCTAAGGAGTGGAAAGTTGAGATAATACGCAATTATTAATTGCCTTCGGGGCATAAATAATAGAAGTATGGATAAAAATGTTGTATTATCAAACGAAGAGTTAGAATTACTCATAACAGGCTTACATTGTGTAGATGAACGTAGTTATAATTTTTATACCACAACATATACACCTTGGAGTGAAGCTAAAGAGTTAAAAGAGAATTTGCGAATAAAGCTCAAAAGAGTATTGTTAAATGTTTAACGTCTTCGGACATAATTTTAAAGATATGACAAAAGAAGAATTAAAAGTAAAGGTTGACAAACAACGAAGCATTATCAATGATGCTAACGATGAGATTTGTTCTTACGTAAATGATTACATCGAAAGTCTTCCATACAAGGTTGGCGACAAAGTTAGCTGTTCCAGATGTGATGTTTGTTGGATTAAAAGCATTGTTCCAGACCGAGGTTACGGTGGCTATAATGGCGAGATTGATGTAAGAATCAACCCTGCTAAAAAAGATGGCACTCGCTCCAATAGAGAGCTTGTACTATGGAGTATGGAAATTGATAGTATCAAGAAGATTGATTAACCATCCTGCAAAGGATATAAATAGATAGTAATATGAATACAGAAAAATTAGAAAGAGCAAATATCTTAGCAAAGAGTTTAATTCCTAAAGTAAATGAACTCTTAAATATGTCTCCAAAATCAATGCGTAGTAGTCTTGCTGATGCTATTTATGAGCTTTCAGAGTGTGATGAAGAGTTTAAAACCAAATTCAAGCAGCTTCTGAATGAAACAAAACAGAGACTTCAGAAAGAGTTTGATGAGCTTTAGTAACTAAACATCCTTATAGGATTATAATATAAAGTAATATGGAACAAATTTCATTAGAAGACAAAGTTAGTAATACTTTGAAATGGCTCGCAAATCAAATTGCGTGTATCCAAGTATATAAAAAGTGGGACGAAGAATTTAAAAAGGAAAGTCTCAATAATGCTTGGCAAAAAGTTCAAGAACAATTTAAGAAAGACATTGATTGGAATGCTCTTACGGAAAGTCAGTGTAAGGCTTTACATTTTGGAAGTTGGCAATCCGAAGAAGATATTGAGGAAGAAATTTCTTGTTTACAATCTGAATTAGACAAGGGACACCTTACAAAGGAGGAATTTGATAAGAAGGTTTCCAAAGAGAAAAATACTCTTGGACTTCGTTTGATTCCGCTATATCTCTACCCTTCATTGCCTATAGGTATTACCCTAACGTCTATTGGAGGAGAAGAGAGAGTTTTTGATGGCTCAAACATTAGTACTGATGTTAGATTTGGATGCCTTGCATGGGGTATTAAGCCGAAAAAAGATTAACTAATTATCCTCTATGAGGATATAAATAGATAGTAATATGAAGAAAATGAAAATTAAAGACTGCTTTGATAAAGATGGTAACTTCATTAAGCCGTTTGACCCATATAGATGTGATGATAATGACCCTCTCTATTTGGCATTATTCGATGAAAAGGGGCGCGCTACAAGAGATAGTGAAGTTTACACATTAATTGCAAAGCACAATTGGAGATTTGATTGCGCTGCTGTTAAGTATTATTATTCCCATAACCTTGATACTGGGTGCAAAGGTAATTATACAGCAATTTACGCTTGGAGATAGAGTAACTAACCACCCTCTCCTGTAAAAGGGAGAGGGTAAAAAGAAGAGAGAATATGGCAGAGATTATTTATTTTGGAACGAATGGGTGTTCTGGTCATTATCCTATCGGCATCGACAAAGTGCTGACCTCGGCAGAATATGGAATGTGGTGCGAATGCGATAATGAAACTTGGATAAATAATATCCGAAAGAATCCTGGTCGCCATCTCATCAAGCATCACGGAGAGTTTTATACAAATTATGGTGTTCCGTTCTCTGTAGATGAAGACAGAGTTGGTAGTCATACCGAACTATTTTGGAAAGGAATTCACACGAAAGAAGAAATCGTCAACTTGATAAAGAATAATCAGTTTTTGGCAAGGCAATTCAAAATGGATGAGGCAATTAAAAATGTGGCAACAGTTTGCGGTGTCAGGTACAAAGATATTAAATCTGCGATAAACATGACACAAGCATTCGCAGGTGGTAAAAAGAAGAGAATATGAAAGCTGCAGAAGTAAAAAGAAAGTTGTGTGAGATTAGAAGCAATCTTACAGACGATGAACAGAAGCAAGCGATTTGGATAGCAATTAGAGCTATTGACACTTGCACTGAAAATGGGTTATTGTAGAAGATTAACTAATCAGATAGTAATATGGCAAAAATGAATGTAACAGAAAAGGACTTTGAAGCTTTCTTTCAAGCAACAGAATCCCTTATGGCTATGTCTGGTACTTTAGATGAAGGATTTGAAGAAGAAGCTCATTCTATAAACAGACAGTTCAAAAGTTTTGAACGAAGATACTTAAAGGCAAAGGAGGGTAAGCAATGAGTAAAGAAAAAGCTATTGAGTTAATTAAAGACTCTTTATTAGAAATTCCAGATATTGATGCTGATAGAGGTTATCCTGCACTAATGAGAGTTAAAAAGAATTTGAATGAAATGCTTAAAGAATTGGAGGATTGAATTATGGATATAAAGAATCTTAAAAAAATTATGCCTATTCTGCAGGCTATTGTAGATGGCAAAACTATACAACATAAAACAATTAATAGAGAATGGTATGATACTAACGTAGCTAGTTTAGACCATTTAGTAACTTATTATAATGATTACCGCATCAAGCCAGAACAAAAATACCGCCCATTTAAGGATGAAGAAGAGTGCTGGCAGGAGATGCAAAAGCACCAGCCGTTTGGATGGATGATTCCTATTGGAATCAATCAAAAAATAAACTTAACAGTGATAGGCAATGGTTGTGATTTAGAAGCTCTTTTTAAAAAGTTCACATTTGCCGACGGAACTCCCTTCGGTGTAAAAGTTGAATAGCTTATGTATAGACCGATTACAATGTATCAGATTGTTTGCGATAGATGCGGAGGAGTATTTGGCGGTACAGATACTTGCTCTGCACTATTCAGTAACAAAGAAGTTGATATTGGTGACTACTCTGATTGGGAAATGATAGATGGCAAACACTATTGTCCCGATTGTTATGAGGTGGAGGTCATTGATGGAGTATATAATGTTAAAGCAAAATAGTTATGGCAACCTATAGAATAGTAGATATGTATCGTAAAAGCAAGGCTGTTAAAGGCATACATTACGATTCTTGGGATGAACCAATATATGCTTATCGTGTAGATAAGAGACATTCGTTGTTATTTGGACTTATCCATTATTGGGATTATGGTGCATATAACCTTCGCCCGGAGTATTTGTTTTCTTCTATCGATAAAGCAAAAGAATCTATATTGAAGGTAGATAAAAGTAAAAGAATAACAATTTTATATGAATAGCTTATGAAAGTAGGAAATATCAAGTTTAAAGCAAAACGTCTTGACAATGGTAAGTGGGTAGAAGGTTACTTTTATGCCGAATGTGGTAACACCTACATCATCGAAAATCGTCAGGAAGAAAGTATGTTGAACAGAAATATCACTTATGAAGTTGACCCTTCTACCGTCTGCCAGTCCTGTGAACTGGCAGACGGTAAGGGCAATGAATTGTACGAACATGATGTTATCAAGAATTATCCTTTTATTCCATCAGAAATTGTATGGTCGGAAGAGTTAAGTGGGTATTACCTCACACATGCTAATGGAAAGATTTATGAAAAACCGTTAGGTTATTATCTTTCATTAGGTAAATTCATAGTCGTTGGCAACAAATTCGATGAGAAGTAGCGTATGAAGAAAAAGATTTTAGACTTAGCCAAGTCATACGGTTTGCTCGTTTTGATTTTCATTATAGGCGTAATAGGTTTTAGAGTTTCTTTCAGCTTAGGAACTCCACACGAAAAAGAAGAGTTTAATATAAAAATATTCACCAAGAAAGGGCATGACTACCTGTTTGTGGGCAGGGAACATGGAGCTTGCGTTATTATTCACGCTAGTAGTTGTCCTTGTAATAAAAAGAAGTAGCAGCGTATGGAAAAGAAAGTATTGGTGCTCACCGTCAGCAAGGAATGGTTTGATAAGATTGTGACTGGCGAGAAGACTGAGGAATATCGGAAAATAAAATCATATTGGGCTTCCAGACTGGTAAACCAACAAGCAGAAAGCGGTGAGGTGCTTTTCGATGAGTTTGGCGGTTATTGTCGCGTGATAGGCAAGCTGGAATATAAACCTTATACTCACGTCCTCTTCATCAATGGCTACCGCAAGTATAGTCCACGAATTGAGAAGGAGATTGAGAGTATCACCATCGGTAAACCGAAGAAAGGTCTTTGCCCAGGCAAGTGGTTGGATCATGAGTTTTTCATCATTAAGTTTAAGTGATATGATTGCAATTAAAGTATCTTCCGAGAACATCCAAGAATTATGGAAATGCCCGGACGTTTCAGAGTTAGTAAAGACTGTCAGCGGAGACTGCACTAAACAAACATTGATAGTTAGATTGAGAAATCGAGAGTTCTATGTTCCTGATGGATTCTATCTTGTAAAAGATGAGAATGGTCGTTGGAGTACACTTAGTCCATCGTTGTACGAGCTAATAAAAGACAAGGTACATGGCGAGAAGTGAGGAGGATATCCGGGAATACCATAGAAGGTACTACCAGGAGCATAAGGAACATTTATTGGCAAGAATGGAAGTCTATCGTAAAGAGAACGCTGAAAGGATTGCTGCAAACAGAAGATATAACAGAAAGAGAAGGAAAGCCTTGGGCGGCTTAATGAACCCAAATATTAAATAATGAGTAGAGGAAAACATTTTAGTGCAGAAGAGATTGAGTTCATCAAGGTTAATGCTTTGGTGATGACGACAACGGAGATTGCAAAGAAGCTCAATCGTAATTATTGGGCCATCCATCGAAAGATGAAGGAAATGGGTATCAGCAAGAGCCACGTGTTTACAGCTGATGAGGATTTCATCATTCGCAGAATGTATGGCAAGTACCCGGTAAAAGCCATTGCTACCAAGATTGGAGTGGACGAAAACGCTATTTACAATCGTTGTAAGAAGCTTAAGCTAACGAAAGGAGGTGCGCAATGATTGTCATAGTTACCGCTATGGATAAGGAATATGACCTTATCAGCGAATGGATTGCAAAGAATTGGCTTGACTACAAAAATGTTCAAAACATAGCTTTAATCAAGTCTGGTATTGGCAAGGTTAATGCGGCATCTTGCTTGACAGAATTTCTTTCGTCGAATACGTCCAGCAAAGTTACAAGAGTTATCTCGGTAGGATGCGCAGGTGCTGCCGTTGCTGGTTTAAAGCCAGGTAATGTCGTAATAGGTAATTCGTACTGTTACCACGATGTATATTGCGGCGAACCGAATGCCAATGGACAAGTTCAAGGTATGCCGGCAGTCTTTCCTTCTGATTTCTCCTGGATTGATATGGATGAAAGATTCAGACTAGGAACTATAGCTACGGGAGATAAGTTTGTCACCACGAGAGAGCAGGTATTGGCGATTAAGGATTTTCTTCCTAATTCTTATAACGTATGTGCTATTGACATGGAGTCTGCTGCTCTCGCGCAGGTATGCTACAAGAAGGGTATCGGTTTTACGTCCATCCGAGTTATTAGCGATAATTCCCTGGAGCCGAACCAGACCGAGCAGTATGCAGGTTTTTGGGATAGTCTTGCCGAAAAGGCATTTAGTGTTGTTTGTAAATTATTAGAGAATGATACCAAGTTTTAAAGTTGATCATACGAAACTGAAGCCAGGTCTTTATGTTTCGAGAGTAGATAAATGGGGCATGGAGACTGCTACCACATTCGATATTCGCGTGTGCAAGCCAAACAAAGATATGATGTCACCTGCTGTCGCGCACACAATAGAGCATTTGATGGCGGACTACCTACGAAATGATAGTCCTCTTAGCAATTCCGTTCTGTATTTTGGACCAATGGGATGTCTTACAGGTTTCTATCTTATCCTTAAAGGTACGTGGACTTCAAAGCTCATAAAGGAAATGATAGTAGAAGCCTTCAAGGCTTGTTCGCTATCAAAGACGATTCCAGGTGCATCGGAAGTGGAATGCGGTAATTACAAGCTCAACGACTTAAAAGGAGCAAAAGAGCTATGTGATATGTTCTCCGTATATCTATCCACAGCTGGACCGGATAAGCTCAATTATCCAGATTAATATTTATATGTAACCATAAAGTATTTAATCATTAAGTATATTTCCTTGCAATATATTTGGTGACTAAATACTTTTTTTATAATTTTGCAGCATTACTTATTGCTATCGCTTCGTACTGGGATATTTCTTGAATTTTATTGTTCAATTAAATATTTAGTTAGAATGAAAAAAAGAACGAAGCAAGTTTTAGTTATTCTGAAACCCAAATCAAAGGCGTTGGGGTTCAGTAGAGAGGAGTTAGAGGGTATTGCTGCCGATGTTGCCAATAACTTAGAACTCGATGAAGAAGCCTCAGACGAGGATGTAAACGCAGAGATTGAAAAGCAGGTCAATGCGGTTCTTCCTTATCTTAAGATTGCGCAAAAGACTGCGCAGCGTACTATCCAGAGTTTTAAGGATAGTCAAGACTTGGATGACGACGAGGTCGATGACGATGATGATGACCCTGCCGGCAACAAGAAACCAATCCGCAAACAGAAGAGAGAGAAAGATGAGCAGGTCCCAGCATGGGCGCAGGCACTCATTACTCAGAACAAAGCCTTGCAGACCGAAATCCTCGGTTTGAAGTCAGAGCGTGAGAATGATGGCCGCCGTTCTAAGCTGAAGGCACTCCTTAAGGACAAAGGTACGTTCGGAAAGACTATCTTGAAGAATTTCGACAAGATGAAGTTCGAGAACGAATCTGAGTTCGATGATTTCTACGATGGTGTTGTGGAGGACTTGGCAGCTATCGATCAAGAGCGTGCTAACGAAGGTCTCGGAAAACTTGGTGCTCCTGCGGCTCAGAGAAAGCCTAAGAAGGATGAGGTTGAGGTTATCAAGGACAATGAGATTGATGAGCTTGCCGAAACAATGTAATCTTTAAATTTTAAAAGTTATGTATGGCGTAAGCAAGACAGAAACGTATGATTCAGGCAAGGAGTCTGTAATCATCAGAAATTACGTGAATGGCATCATGGGTGGTGTCGTTCTTGACTTGACAGGTTTCTCTGGAGAGTTCATCCAGTGCGGACACATTATCATTCGTGACACTACGTCTGGCGAGTACAAGCCAATGCCTGTAACAGGTGGGGCTTATGCTTCTTTGCCAGCGAGCCACGAGTATGTTGGCATCTGTATGACAACAGCTCCGGCAGATACCCCTCATGTAGGTGTTATGACGGCAGGTGAGGCTAATGATAAGGCTGTCCCTTATCCTGTCGATACGATTAAGGCAGCTTTGAAAACAGCCGTTCCTACTCTTCAGTGGGGACACGATGCAATCGGTTAAGGAGGTGATTTATGCAACAGAGTTCTTTATTTCTTAAGTATATCTTGAGTTTCTTCCCAATCCTGAAGACATTGATTGAGAAGATTAACGGTAAGCGCAAGAACGAGATGACGTATCTCCACAAAGATACATCCATTCTCCGCCGCGTTTATTCTACCGACAACAAATGGGAAGCCGACACAGTTGATACCTCTTACGTAGCTGCTGACTACGTGGCAGTGGATTCTCCGGTTCCTTTGAAGTCACGTGACAAGATTTCAACCGCCAACGGCAAACTGCCAAAAGTCGGTATGAAGAAATTCTTGAAGGAGTCAGATATTCTCACTCTCAGACTCATGGAAGCACAGGGCGGTCAGACAGCAGAGATTCGCCGTAAGTTGGCGCAGGACCCGGTAGCTTGTAATGTCGGTGTTGATGAGCGTAATGAGTACGCCCTTCTGTATGGTCTTTCTAACGGCTACGTAGCTGTTCGTGACGATGACAAGCCAAATGAGATGCTTCGCATCACGTATCAGTACTTACCAGAAAATCAGCTTGGTATCAACAACGTCAATAATGGTGTTACCGTTGCTGACTTGAAGGAATGTATCGAGCGAGCATCGAATGATGGCAACACCATCTTGATCTTCTGGATTGGTAAGGCTAAGTTTGACGAACTGAAGAAGGCACAGGACGCTCGTGAGCTTGTTGCCAACTATAAGGGTCAGACTTATGACTCCAACACAAAGCTGCCGGTTCCTACTGCCAACGTATTCCAGGAGGCATTCTTGGACGAGACCGGTGTATCATTCCGCATCATCAACCGTACTGTCCGCTTGGAGCATGATGGTGTGAAGAAGAGCGTTAAGCCTTGGAACAACGATATGATTATCGGTGTCTGCTCACAGATGATTGGTGCCCTCGTTTACGGTCAGGTAGCAGAGGCAACCAACAGAGTGGCAGGTGTAACCTATCAGCAAATTGATTACAAGCTTATCTCTCAGTATTCAACAACTGATCCATTGCGTGAGACTACTGCGGTGCAGGCATACTGCTTGCCTGTCATCGAGGACGTTGATACAATCTATCAGATTAATACTAAGCTGGCAGACCCAGACGTTTCGGTTGATACCGAAAAGGAGAAAGCAGATACAGAGGACGCTAAGGTAACAATCTCTGATGTGACCTACAAGAAGCCGGAGGCTATCACAACTCTCAACGCTCTTGGTGCTACACTTCCTAGTGACGCCAGCGACAAGGAGGTTATTGACGCCTACAATGAGCTGCCTCCTACAAAGAAGAAGGAGTTCAAGGATAACGCAGCTAAAGCTGAGGAGTAATCATGAAGACGGTCGGACAAGCTTTGGTGGATGAGGTACACATACCTATCCCCTATGGTTTCGTGGAAAACGCCTGCATCAAGCGTGACCTCGATATCGAATCAGAGTTCACTGGTGACGTTTCCAGAAGTGACGCCTACAAAGGAACGCTTGCCGACTGTCTGCTTTCTCTCATACAAGCCGTTAGCTTCTCCGAAGCGGACAAATCAATAGGTTCTCTCTCGGAAGACCAGCGAAAGGCTATATTAGTTCAAGTCAATCGTTTATATAACTCTATCGGCGAGGAGGAGGTTTCACTTACTCCAAAGCCGACAGTTTACATTAATTGCTGATGAGTCTATTGAGTTTTCATGCCTCAAAGCTATACCGGCAGCAGAAGGTAGCTGGCTATACAGATGATGATGGAAATTATCACCAGGGCAAGACCGAGTGGAAGTTCTGCTGCACTTGCGATGTAGTTCCTGCTGGCGAGGCCAACAAGTTAGTTACATCTGACGGTTCTATTGATTACTACTCCTACGAAGTGCATAACTTGCCCGTAGGAATTGAAAAGTTCTCTTATGGGGATTTTATCAAGCTAGAAATTTTAGGGGCTGAGGATGTAATTATCAAGGTCAAGGGATTTCATCGTTATCAACTCCAGTGTAAGATATGGGCATAAGAATGACAACCAGCGCTTCCGCTCTCGATGCCTTCCTACAGAGAGCCGCTAGGAAGATACAGGAGAATGTGCTTAAGGCATTGAGCAAGCTAGGAGACGAATCTGTGGTTAGAATCCGTAACAGGTCTGCCAAGGAAAGCTGGATAGACCATACGGGCAACCTAAGAAGCTCCATAGGTTTCGCCGTGTACGAGCAGGGAAGTAAATATATGGAATCAGCCTTTTCGCAGGTTCTCAGTGGCACAGACGGCTCTGTAAAGGGCAAGAAGATGATCAATGACCTTGCTAAGGAATATTCCAGGGTTTATGCTTTGGTTGTCGTTGCCGGAATGGAATACGCAGGAGAGGTGGAAGCCTTGGAAAGCAAGGATGTCCTCGCTTCAACGAAGATATGGGCCACATCCATTGTAGAGCAGCGTGTGAAGACAGCAATAGACTCAGCAGTTAATGAAATAAACAAGTGGAAGATATGAAATCAGACGGAGCAATTAAGACAGATGTTTACCGGTACATCAACGAAAGCGGTTTCATGAACAACGTCAATGGCAAGCTGTCAAAGACGATGAGACCGCATAATTCTCATAAGGAAGATGTCGTTATCTCCATCTTGGCTAATGAGGGAACGCAGCTTCAAACGGCGATTATAAATGTAAATATATATATACAAGACCAGGATGTAGATGGGCAGTTCGAGGAGAACACTATCAGAGTTGACGAAATCTGCAAACTGGCTTGGAATCTCTTGGAAATGTTCAGAACGAGCGAATATGTTGCCCACGCTATTGAGCAGAGGGTATATGCAGCAAGCACGGGAGAACATGTAATAAATAATCAAGTTGAATATAAACTCATAAACGATTAAATTATGTCAGTAACATCATGGGGCAAATGCACTATCTACGTTCAAGAGGTAGGTAGCAAAAAGAATGAGTGGACTAAGCTCCCAACTCCAAAGGATGGCACTACTACTGTTACTCCAACGAAAGGCGATACTATGACTCAGGTTGAGGAAGGTGGCGGAATTGTTGACCGCAAGACAAAGAAGTCCACCTACGAGGCTGTATATCAGCTCTTCATCAAGAAGAACCAGTCGCAGCCATTCAAGACTATTGATGGTATCATTGAGGGTAACTACCGTTTGGCTATCCAGCCAGAAGACGCCGAGCTTCCTGGCGTTTACATGGGTAATACCACCATCGGTGCCGAGGAGGGCTATACAACAGAAGAAGGTGCTTCCATCACTTATACCCACGCAGCTCTCATTCCGGAGGGTGACGTGGTGGCTAAGACTACAAACGCAAAGGGTGAGGAAGTCTATTGTGCTTACCGCTGGCGTGTCATTACTGCCACAAAGGGAACAGGTGGAAAGTATTCCTTGACTTTCAAGAAGCCGCAGGATGGTGAGACCCCTCCTGCTGAAATCACGGAAACATACGCAGAGACATAGGCATATCCTAATATCCCTTCTGCCGACTGAGGGTTATCAGCCGGCAACCTACCCAAGTAGCTCAGGGGCAGAGCGAGACCAAATAGTCCGTCGCATGCAAAAAAATCCAGGGTCTTCAAAAGCTGGTTGAAAGTCGCAGGTTCGAGTCCTGCCTTGGGTGCCAACAATTTAAATTCGAGTGATATGGAAGAGTTAGGAATCATTATATCGAATACGCTCACAGATATGCCGATAGGCTTTGATACTGAGCACGCTCACGTTAACATCTACCCTACTACACTGGGCATGATGTACCTAACGTCGCAGTTAGTAGATAGCTTGGAGCTAGACAAAGAGTTACTTCAAGCTGATCCATTCTTGGAAGCATTGCGAGTTGCAAACACCAAAAGGGAGACATGCTGCAGATTGATTGCATATCACTCACTCAACACAAAGAATGAAATACTAGACTCCAAATGCGTAAGCAGGCAGACGGAGTTAATCTTCAAAGAATGTTCCAACGAGGATATAGCCACTCTCCTCATCATCATCCTTAAGGCTAACTCATACCAGACAATAGCCAAAGAGACAGGAATGGAAGAAGAAGCGAAGCGTATGGCAAAAGTCAACGCGGCAAAGAAGTCGGAGAATAGCTTTATCTTCGGAGGCAAGACAATATGGGGAACTCTCATAGATGCCGCTTGCGAAAGATACGGATGGACTTTCGATTACGTGGTATGGGGAATATCGTATAACAACCTGACTCTCATGCTCAAAGACAAGATTACTTCAATCTATCTGTCTGACGAGGAGAGGAAGAAAGCACATATACCGGCAGCAGGGGAAGAGGTCATCGATGGCAACAACAAGGAGGCGGTCATGAAGGCGGTGATAGAGTCAGAGACCGAGATTTAACCGAAGTCTTCCTGCGCACGCACGTAAAGTTCCCATATCGAACACTCACATTTGGTGTTTCCCCGGCGATTCTTTATAACAGAGTATAAATTCAAGGAAAAATAGAACATTATGCCAAGCATTAAATTCGATACAATAGTCGAGACAGCCAAGGTCGTTTCCGGTTTTCGAGACATTCAGAACGCAGTTCATCAGACTGCCGAGAGGGTTGAGAAGGACGGAAAGTCTATTGACGATGTAATCTCGAATATACAGAACAGCATGAACATTGCCATTGGCGGTTGGAGCATCGGCAAGTTCGTCAATCAGATGATGCAGGTCCGCGGTCAGTTCCAGCAGACAGAAATGGCATTCAAGACGATGTTGCAGTCTGAGGAGAAAGCTGATGCTCTCATGAAGCAGTTGATCCGCACGGCAGCCGTCACACCTTTCGGGGTTGAAGACGTTACAGAGGGAGCCAAGCAGCTTCTTGCGTTCAACGTAGCAGCCGAGGATGTCAACAAGACGCTTATCGGATTGGGAGACGTTGCAGCAGGTATGGGTCTGAACCTTAAAGACCTTGTGATGCTTTACGGCACTACCATCGCCAAGGGTAAGATGGACACGATGGACCTGTATCAGTTCCTCAACCGAGGTATTCCTATCGCAGATGAGATAGCCAAGGTTATGGGGCTTGACGTTACCAACGCCATCAAGGAGGTACAGAAGCAAATCAAGGCAGGCAAGGTTACCAGTGACATCTTCATCCAGGCAATGCAGAGTATGACCGCCGAGGGTAGCAAGTTCGGTGGCTTGATGGAAGCCCAGTCCAAGACTATTACCGGTCAGATAAGCAACATTGAGGATGCCATCGAGCAGATGTTCAATGACCTCGGCAAATCCCAGGAGGGTGTTATCAATACCGGATTGGGAGTCGTTTCCACCCTTGTTGAGAATTGGGAGACGGTAGGCAAGGTACTCATGACTGTTGTTGCAGCGTATGGAGCATACAAGGCTGCAGTGATAACGATGATAGCAATATCTAAGGCACAGGTAGCTTGGGAGAGTGCGAAAGCATTCTTGTCTTTAGCGAAGTCTATCACAACCGCCAAGGATGCCATGGCTCTGTTCAATTTGGTCTCTTCTTCAAATGTTCTCGGTCTGGTTCTTGGTGCAGTAGCAGCTGGAGTCACGATGTTCAATCTATTCGGCAATAGCGCTGAGGATGCCGCTACCAAGACTTCCAAGTTTACCGAGAGTGCAAATGAAGCATCAAGCAAGGTCGAGTCGCTAATCTCCATTCTGAAGACTGCAAAGGAAGGCTCCAAGGTTTACAAGGACACCATCAAGGAGCTGTCAAACATCTATGACAACTACGGGATTGCTATTGACAAGATCAAGGAAGACGAGAGCAACCTTGTGGATGTTAAGCAGCAGGAGATAGATAAATCTAAAGAACTCGTCGAGCAAATCAAGCTGGAGGCTACAGAGCGCAACAGAGCCAATGCAATCTCCAAGGCTAATGAAGAATACAACAACCGTGTTGATAGCGCTCAGCAAGCCCTTTTGGGTAAGTTGAAGGATTATGGAACCTCTAGCAGCGGTATAGCCGTCGGCATACAGAACATCGTATCTGACTCGGTTATCAAGCAGTTTGATGACCTAACACAGAAGATGGCTGGCTTGAATGAGCACTCAAAGGAGTATCAGAAATATCTGAAACAATACAATCAGCTGGAAGCTTCTTTGATATCCGAATCTGAAAAGCTTGCTAATACTTTCGGTTTTACAGGAGACAAAACAAGCGATGCCAGGAAGGCATTGATTGGTTATCTCTATGAGCTTCGAGCTGCAAAAAAACTGCATAGTGAAGAGGCAGATAATATCAATCAGGCGGCAGATGCTACCGAGGATTTCGGCAACAAGGTCGATTCTACCAAGGGAAGGATAAACGCTTTGCAGAAACAACTCCAGGGTGCCGGTGAGGATGTACACGTTCTCTACAACCGTGTCAAGGAGTTCATGCAGAACTATTCCGAGAACAACATCAACTTCCACGTCAACTTCGATGCCAAGATACCATCGTGGATGCAGAATATGAATATTCCGGAACTGGGACGCTTAGGTAAGTACTTCTCTGCTTTGGCACGCGACCTTGCAAACAACAAGAAGTCAGGTGCGCTAGTCAATGGCAAATGGATGTCAACCAACGATATTGCCCAGCGAGGATGGGATTATACCAATGCAGCCAACACCAAGCAGACCAAGGCAGAAGACGATGCTAAGCAGAAGCGTCGCGAAAAGGAAGAGGCAGAAGCAAACGCAAAGAAGAACGCTTCCAAAGCCAAGAAAGCAGCCGCCGATGCCAAGAAACTAGCAGAAGACCGCAAGAAGGCCCAGGAGGAACTGAACGAGGATTTGAAGCAGCTGCAGCAGGAAAATATCGACACCGATATATCTCAGATGCAGGAAGGCACGGAGAAGAAGCTTGCTCAAATCAAGAACGACTATGCTAAGCGCAATGCCGAGATTGACAAGCAGGAAGCAGAGTTCAAGAAGAAGAACAAGGAAGCTGGCAAGAAAGTAACCCTTACCTCTGCTCAGTCCAATGCTCTCTCCAAGGCTAGAGACCTCGCTACCCAAGAGTATAACAAGAAGCTTGATGAGGTCAACAGGGAAGCCCTCACCTCTATGCGTGACTACTTGAAGGAGTATGGTTCTCTCTATCAGCAGAAGCAAGCCATTGCCGAGGAGTACGAAGAGAAGATTGCCAAGGCTCAGACGAAAGGCGAAAAGCTCTCTCTTCAGCAGCAGAGAAAGAAGGACCTCCAAACCATCGAGATAAATGCCATCAGACAGAACATCGATTGGGGAAGCATCTTCGGAGACTTCGGAGCTATGTTCAAGGACCAACTGGAGCCTACCATTGAGAAGCTGCAAGAACTCTCCAAGAGCACAACAGATGTTAATGAGCAGAAGACCATACAGGAACTTATCTCCAAGTTACAAGGCTCTGCCACCGTCTGGGATAGTGACATTTTCAAGAAGGTCTCTGACGATATCAACTCCTATCAGTCAGCCATGCAGGGCTATATTGACGCACAAGAGCGAGAGATTGAAGCCACGAAAGCCGTTACCAAGGCGCAGGAAGACCTCGCCAAGGCTAAGAAGAGCGGTGACAAGACAAGTATCAGCAAGGCTGAAAGCAACCTCTCTAGAGCGCAGGGCGTACTTGCTACCGCATCTAACAACGTTTTGGAGTTCGGTTCATCAGTTCAGAAGGCATCATCAGACTTACAGACATCTGCACAGAAGGCAGTTTCTCAGTTCCAGCAGCTTGAAAATGGTTTGCAGGGTCTCACATCGGGGTCACTCAAAGGCATAGGAAACTCCATTCTAGGACTTGACAAGCTTTTCGGAGGTAACATGCAGAAGGACGTTGCCAACACGCTTGCAAAGGGAATCCAAGGGTTACTCGGTAAAGACAGCGACGCAGCCAAGGCTCTGACGAAAGCTTTAGGGGATAGCGGTATGGCAGGAGAAATAATCTCCGCAATACTCGGCATCCTTGATATTCTGAAAGATGGCTTCGGAACACTCATAAGCAACCTCATGGATACGGTCTTTGGCGCAGTAACGGGCATCCTTGATGATGCTTTGTCGGGTGACATTGTTATGAAGCCATTGAAGAGCATCGGGAACAATGTTTCTCATATCCTCAACACGCTTTCATTCGGTGGTTTCAATAGTCTGTTCGGTGGAGATGGAAATGCAAAGAAAGTCAATGACACCATCGAAAGACTGACAGACAGAAATACCCTCTTGCAGCAATCCATCGAGGATTTGACTGATGCAATGGAAAACTCCTTTGGCTCCAAGGCAACCTCATACTACGAGCAAGCCTACAAGAATCAGCAGGAGACTAATCAGAACTACCTCGACATCGCCAAGGCACAGGCAAGCTATCACGGTTCGCACCACTCATGGAATCGTTATTGGAGCGGTTTCGGTAGTGAGGAGATTGATTGGATCAAGAAGAACGTCAAATCAGACTTCAATGGCGACCTCTTCTCCCTCAGTCCAGAGGAAATGAAGCTCCTCCGTGGCAACGTTGCCATCTGGGAGCATATCGAGAACACTGGAAAGGGTAACTATGGTGGACGTCTGACAGAGAAGTTGAATGACTACATAGACCAAGCGGGCAAGCTGGAAGAGTTGTCAGAGCAGTTCAAGGAGAACCTTACTCAGATTTCCTTCAGTGGAATGAGAGATAGCTTTTTGACGGACCTCATGGACATGAAGAAGGATGGTAGCGACTTTGCTAGCGAAATGGCAGATGATTTCGCAGAAAAGATGCAGAAGTCCCTTCTCTCTTTCAGTATGGAAGACCTTATCAATGGAGACTTGAAGAAACTCTACGATGATTGGGCAAAGGCTATGAAGGATAAAAACGGAAAGCTAACCAAAGAAGATGTAGATGCATTCTACAAGCGTTACGATGATATAGTCCAGGAAGGCTTGAAGAGACGTGACGAGTGGGCAAAGGTAACTGGCTACACCGGTTCATCATCCTCATCACAGACAGCAACAAGCGGAGGATGGGCATCTATGGGGCAAGATACCGCAGACGAGCTGAATGGTCGCTTCACCGCCCTGCAGATTGCAGGAGAGTCCATCGCTCAGAACATGACTACCACCATATCACAGATGGAGAGCATCGTTACACTCGGAATTTCAACCAATGGCGCGGTATTGGAGATTAGAAACATGATGATTATGACAAACAGCTACCTCGAAGACATCGTGAAGTATTCAAAGCTCACCTATAATGACTTCGGAACCAAGCTGGATGATATGAACAGAAGATTAAAGGATATTTAGCCTCTACAGGCTTTTCGCTAGTCAGCCCTTACAACTATACTCAACAATGGTAAAAGCGGCTCACAGCGAAGCCTATGAGGTTATTTAATGATTAAATAGCTATGCTAAAGGGACAACTTTATATCAATGGCATGGATGCCTACCTTACATGGGGTATTTTCCTAGACGAAACCGCCCTCAGTGCGCTCATGACTCCTGCACCGAACAAGGAGTTCATCAGCAATAAGTATCGCTCAAAGGACGGAAAGTCGGTTATCAAGCACAATCCAAGGTTGGACGAGAGGGAGATAACGCTGCCATTCAATATGACCGCCAAGGACTCAGATACGTTCTTGACGAACTATGCTAGGTTCTGCGAGGAGGTTCTTGCCAAGGGAGAGTTGGTTATCCGCACCCGATTCCAGCCTAATGTGTGGTATCGGTGCATCTATCTTTCCTGCACTCAGTTTAGTCAGTGCATTCGGGAAATGGCAAAGTTCAGCCTAAAGCTCAACGAGCCAGACCCTAGTGACAGAAGTGAAACAAGTAAATATACAAGCTAATGATTCAGATTAAGAGAAATAACAAGGTATTCTTCACATTAGAGGACTTCGGCGAGGGTTCTAAGCTGTCATATCAGCTTATGGACCATCATTACGTCATATTGAAGTTCACTACGGCTACTCCTATCTATTTCGAGATTGGGGACTCCGTAGAGATTCCCGACTTCGGCTACTTTGAGCTTACATCATCATACTTCCCTAAGCACAATGATAGTGATGGCTACGACTACGAAATGCAGATGGATGCCTACTATATGTCTTGGAAGAATAAGCTTTGCAAGTATCGCCCTCAGCACGGAGTAAACGAAACTTCATTCAAGCTCACCACTACGGTAGGCGTACACATGAACGTTATACTCGGCAACCTAAAGGCGCTAGGTCTTACGTACAATGGCAAGGAGTTCTCTGTTGACTACACTACTTACAACAACAAGGCTTTCGATGTTCAGAAGAGATTCTTGATCGAGTACGGCTCCATCAGTATTCTTGATGCTCTCAACGCCATCTGTTCCGAAGACGCACTCAACTGCGAGTGGTGGATAGATGGCTCCATTATATACCTTGGATATTGCGAAATGGAAGGACAGACAACATTCGAGCAGGATGTTAATGTTCTGTCTATGTCCTATTCGGAATCTAAGTCAACTTATATTACGAGACTGTACGCATTCGGCTCAGATAGGAATATTCCGAAAGGATATTTCACTGGTGCCGATGCGGACGTCACCACCGATGGTGTTGCTACTGATTACCTCATGCTCCCTAACAAGGAAGTAGATAGTGATGGGTTCTATGCCAAGAATGGTTACCTGGAGAATGTGAATGTCGTGAAGAACGACAAGCAGGCTATCGAAGGTGTCGTGATGTTTGAGGAGGAATATCCAAAGGTGGAAAGTGTAGTCAGCAGTATCAAGACCTATGATAGCACCGTTGATAACGAAGACGGAACGAAGACTACACAGACATTTTGGCAGGTCACTTCTACAGACTCTTTCACTAATAACTTCAAGGAGAGTTGGATAAAGAGTAACCTCACCTTAGGCATCAAGTTCACTAGCGGTGCTCTCATGGGTATGGAGTTCGATGTCAGCTTCAAGGTTATCGACAAGGTTAACTACTTTGAGATTGTGGCAAACGATACCTACGGAAGAACTCTTCCCGATGGCGTTATGTGCCCAAAGGTTGGTGATAAGTACTTTCTGTTCAACTGGGACGCAACCAAAATTACAGATACGGACCTCATCCCTACTGCTCAGTTATCTCTGTTCGATAGAGCGAAGCAGTACTATCAGAAAACCATGATCAGCAACTCAAACTTCACCTGCACGATGGATGGCGATAAGTTCTACAATGATGGAACATACGATTACCATCCTCTCGGTGAGCAGGTAAAGCTGATTAATGATATGTTTGCGCAGGTGGACGCGGATGGCAAGCACTACCGAAACTCTCGTATCATCGGAATGGAGATACCTTTGGATATCCCTTACGACCACCCTCAGTACACGGTTGGCGAGAAGGCAGCTACTAGCCGGTTGGGTAAGTTGGAAGATAAGGTTGACTCTATCACGGTAAACGGCATTCAGATAAGTGGTGGCAATGGTGGTGGTGGCGTCTATGTAATAGGCACGAACGACTCAACACCTCCTACAGACAGTAATGTTCTATCAGCAAGAAAGACTATCCTTAGTTTCTTGTCAAAGCTACACAACGACACTGCGCAGGGATTAATCACATTTGCGAAAGGTCTTATTGCCAAAGGTCTTGCTGATTTGATGATGGGAGCGAAGTTTGGCAACAATGCTATGATTACGGAGTTGGGCGATGCGGTGTTTAATACCATCAAGTCTTTCGATTACGACAACGCGGCTGAACAAGGCTTTTCTGTTGAGAAGGAGAAGAACGGCAAGTATCATGCATTCTTGAACAACCTAACCATCTGGGGCAAGGCGATATTCCACGAATTAGATGTACGCAAGCTGTCTTATTCGGGAGGCAACATCTATTTATCTGGAGCTGGTAGCAAGCTTATCAAAGTTGTGCCTGTCAAGGAATCGGTATCTGCTGACGGTGTGATATCTTGGGTAGAAACAACTGCGGATGATGCAGAATGCGCTGGCTGGAAATGCTATCTCTTAGCTGACAACGGAACTACTGCCACGATGAACTACTGGCAGGAGGGCGACCAAGTGCGCTGTCAGACTATTGGCGAGATTGTGGCTGGTGGAGCATATAGTGATACAAGTAATAAGAGTTACTGGCGTACTATTCATGATGGTGGCGTATCTACGCAAAATGAGAAGATATACGGCACTAAAACGGAGACTTATCTTGACGAAGCTGGTAAGGAGCAGACGAGAGAAGTACAGGTTGAATTGTACGATGGTCAGGCGTTTGCTTGGATTGTCGTTGGCAAGCATTCCGAAGGCTTAGACGGATATACAGAGAAGAATGCGCCTGTTGAGATAAAGGGAGACCCTGCTGAGGGCGACACAATCGTGCTGGACGGCAACAGACATCGTAATAGCAATCTTGAGTACGACAAGACGGACAGGCAGAACGTGATTATCCTTGAGACAACTGGCGACTATGCTCCTCGTATCGTTTGCTATGCTAATATCTCTGAGTACAAGCATACTATCACAAAAAGCGTAAATGGCGAGAACAAAGAAGTATCTCTGTCGGTATTCGAGACTTCACCGAAGGGTGGAACGAAAATCAATTCCTCACACTTTGAATTGATTTCGGATGACGGCAGTACTATTAATATCATCAATTATAGAGGTGACTGGGTAGAAGGAAATACCTATCATAAGAACGACCAAGTAAATCACAACAATGCCGTTTGGGTGTGTGTTGCCAATTCAGAGGAGGACGTAACAGGTGAGCCTTCTGACGGCTCGACACAATGGAAAAAAGTTCTATCTGGAAGCAAAGGCGAGAAGGGAGACAAGGGCGAGGACGGCGTGGCTTATCAGATAATGATAACGAGCGATACGGGCACGGTGATGATAAACGGCTCGGGCGAAATGACGCTCAAGGCAACGCTGCTGCGCAATGGCGAGGACATAAGCGACACCGTGAGCAACGGCTCATGGTCGTGGTGGCGACAGTCGGCTGACGCTGAAGACGATGCTGTGTGGAATAGGCTACATGAGGGCGTGGGGCGCTCGTGTCTTATCACACGTGACGATGTGAGCAGGCAGGCTCAATTCGGGTGTCGTGTGTACATATCAGACTCAAAGACTATTAATAGTAACATATAATAATATTTAAACAAACAAACGATTATGGCAAAAGTATTAGCTAATGGTCAGATTACTATCGTTGACCTCAATGACGGTAAGGCCGTGCAGTGTTTCACTCAGTGCTCTAAGGGCGAGACTCAGATTTACACTCCCGACACGGGTGTATACACTCCGAACTATTCGGCAAGTGCGCCTAACGTCATCGCAGCTCATGTCTACGTGACTGGCAATGCTTCAGACCAGGCTCCGACCTCGGCTTGTACGGGATGGTCGTGGAAGGTGGATGGTGCGGCTGCTACCCCAGCGAGCGGTAAGCCGTATCAGCTTAACCTCACAAGCAACATCGCCAAGAACGGCAGCGTGAAGAACATCGAGTGGTCGTGCAAATACACAGACCCGGAGACAAAGGCTACGACTACGTGTATCGGCTACAAGACCATTTCGCTGGCGAAGAGCGGCGGTGCGCTACAGACGGTGCAGATAGAAACTCCCGACGGCAACACGTTCGACTCGACCAACAACAGCAAGACGCTGCGTGCCGTGGCGAAGTTCTTCCGTGGCAACGTGCAGGACACTTCTCTGACTTCTATGACTTGGGAGGTGCTGAATATCAGTGCAGGAACCTGGAGCGCTGTGGCATCGGGCAACGTGAGCACTTCGGGCGGCGTGAGCACTCTGAATGTGCGTGCCAATGACGTGCTTAACTTTCAGACGTTCCGCTGTACGGTGAAGGACGGTACTGATATTGCAAGTGCCATCATCACGTTCTTCGATGCGAGCGACCCGTATGTAGTGGAGGTGTACTCGCTGACGGGCGACAAGATCGTGAACGGTGCCCAGTCGACCGAGCTTTTCGCTCGTGTGTGGAAGGACGGCAAGGTAGTGGAGGATGGTGCAGCGGTGAAGGCAGACAGCACCCATGCCTCGAACTACATCTACAAATGGACGAAGTACAATGCCAGCGGTGTGGCTACCAACTGGAACGGTACGTCAAGTGCGGTAAACGCTTCGACCAAGCCTTACGTCACGGTGGCTGCTACTGACGTGAGCGGCAGAGGTACATTTACTTGTGAGGTGTCAAAATAAGGGCACCTCACCCTTATTTTTTATTAATTAAAAAGATGAAAGTGTATGGCAACATTATTGGCGAGGGGTCAGATAACGATAGCGGCGATAAGGGATGGTGCGCCAGGCCCGCAAGGCAAGCCTGGCAAGCCTGGCAAGGATGCCGTTTCTATTATTGTTGAAGACGCTCCGCTTGTCTTTGATACAGACGATAACGGAATTGTATCTCCTGGTACATCAAAGACAGCGAAAGTAAAGGTAATGAAGGGAAACCAGAATGTCTCAAATCAATGCATTGGCGTTTCGTCGAGAGATGATATGTGCGTAAATTGCAAATGTTATGTAACGCAGGAGGACGGATATATCACGGTATCTGTATCAGGCAATATCATCGCAAAGGATGACGTGGTTGTTGATGGCGTGAATCATGTGGTTTCCGCGACGTCAGGATATGCGGTTGCGCAGGCTGCTTATGACGGGGTTACCTATTTTGCACAGGTTCCTTTTTCGATTAATGTGGCAAAATTTACTGGCATTGTAGCATTCGACAACAAAAGCTACAAGTCGAAGTTTAAAGAGGTATCAAACAGGCTTGATGGTGCTGCAACAAAAGACGAACTGACTCAGGCAAAGTCTGAAATCGAACAAACAGCAAGAGAAATCTCCCTGTCTGTAAGCGAAAAGTCAATAGCAAGGCGCAATCTGCTTGCGGGCAGTGATTTCAAAAGAAAAATCAATGACTTCATCATATCTAATACCGCAAGGATTGAAATGACCAGTGGATATAACGGAACTAACTGCATCAAAGTCATTGATGATACGGATGGTACTTCACACTACATTGGTGTATATTGGGATGGTTCACAAGGTGGAAGAAGCATCAGGATTGAAAAGGGGAAAAAATACATAATATCCTGCTATTATAAGTCAAATGACATCAACGCTAATTTATATCTTGAAGCAATCTATACAGACAAGCAGACAAATGCAAAGCGTTTAGTCAGAGCCACCAACATTACCCCTATGAATTTTAAACCGAAAAAGGTCAACGAATGGCAGTTATGTACTACCGTAATTGATACAAAAGATGCAAAATCTGATTATATTGCATTCAATTTTTGGGAATACTGCAATAATAAAGTTGGAAGGATTGTAGCCTATATTTGCAGACCAATGGTTGAAGAAGGTAATACTTACAACGGTTGGACATTATCAGATAAAGACTATGATTATGTCGGTGCTAACTTGATTGATAATTCAAGGACGCTTGATGTAGGTGGTAATGTTTATGCTGCGAAGGGTCAGAAGACTCTTGTGGGTGATGCTTATGAACTGACAGCGAGCGGTAGCGATGATTACAATACATTCTATCGGATAAAAGGCAGCGCCTTCAAGCTCTACACAGATTATACTATCAGTTTCGAGGTAAGAGGCGATGCGAAATGTATGGGCGTGTATGTCGTTTATCCTGTAACAAACACCAAGTTCACTTGCTACACAGAACAGCAGAATGGTATGATGACTGAAGCGGATGGTGACGGAAAGACAGTTGGTTATGTTGCTTTGGTTGAAGTCAAAGAGCTGTCTAAGCAGCAGAGGGTATGGGGGCATTTCCGATTCAAGGATAGACTTCCTGAAGAACTCTACTTCCAGTTCCCGAAAAATGCCAAGCAGACTGACGTAACGAGCTGGAATGTGACCATCACAAAGCCGAAAATCGAAGTGGGTGCAGTCGTTACTGAATACACCGAGCGTAAGAGTGACCTTGTTGATAAGGCGAGTCTGAAAAAGGCAGGAATCGAGGTAAAGAGCGATGAGGTGCTGCTGTATGGAGATAGAATCCGTGTTGATAATAACGGGCAAACTGCCGCCATGTTCATTGGAGGCAAGCTTAATGCTAGCCTGATTGATGCTGATAAAATTGAGGTTAAGCACCTTTGGGCGAAGTCTGAGGATGGAATTACCAAGGTGGGATATTTCGGCAACTACGAGATTGACGCGTGCAAAGTGAATAATGCCAATGCTCCGTTGTTTGTTGGTGCTGATACGGCAGCTAAATCTCCATTCTATGTTACCAATGAAGGGCACATGGTATCTACAAGCGCTACACTTGGCTGTTTCTTGTTGGATAAAACGAGTCTCAGATATATATCTGGATACGATGATGAAGAGCCTGGTTTCGCCTTATACAATAACTATATGTTGTTTCGTGAATATAGCAGAACTTTAAATCCAAATACGCATACATGGAAATCGGAAAGAAAAAGGACGGTTTGGCTTGGAGAGTATCGAACTACTTACCAATTACCAGCATTATTGAGTAACCTTTTAATAGATGATAGCTTTTCCGCAGATGATGATACTCTGAAGTCAGGTATACGTATTTCTGTAACAGGGTGCAATGATAAGTATCAGTACGAAGATAACAAGTATAACGGAGTCTTTCAGAGTAAAGTATATGGAAACTTTGCGATATATGCAGAACATGGCATGTATGCCGGATTTAGACCGATGACCAGGACAATAAATAGAAGTATGGAGTTAACGGATATGGATTGTTTCGTTATAGTAACAAAAGGCGTAACTATTACACTTCCAGCGAAACCTCAGAGAGGTCAATATTATAAGTTTTTACAAACTGGTGACAACTTTGTTATTAAATCATCACTTAATAATATGTTTTGGTACGGAGTTGGTAAAAATAGCTTCACTTCGGGTGCATTAAACCAGACAACAGAATTAATATATGATGGTAGTAATTGGAACGTAAATTGGTTTATAGGGAAATAGCAATATAATTATTAAAAGGTAAGAAATATGAAAAAGAATTTCAATGTTCCCTTCAAAAATTGGAAGGGTGAGGTGATAGTATCACCAGTTAAGAATGAGAATGGAGAGGAAACCTACAAGCCTCAGATTATTGGTGATATTGTAGGCAAGGTACTCTTCGAAGTGATAGACCGCCAAGATATGCAGCTATCGGGCGAAGAAAAGCTACGTGCTTATCGGGTAGCCTGCAAGATAGGCAAGGATGCAGAGAACGTAGACATCGAAGCCGAGGATATTATTCTTATCAAGAAGATCCTCTGTCCTGTCATGGCTGTAGGTGGATATGGTCAGATAGTTGATTTGCTCGAAGGATAAGAACATACAAGGCGGTTTACCACATGGTGACCGCCTATTTCTTTTATCGCCCGTCAGGGGAAATATGGTGCATCAAAGCCACGAAAAGATGGAATTAAATCACTAAGATAGCCATATCTACGTTTCCTTCGTTCCTCTTCTGCTTGTGTTACTAAACCTTTCGGCATTCTGACAGCAAATGGAAGCCTGCTGAAGCTAGAATGGTTTATATCATTTCCCCAACTATCAGTTATAGGAATAAAGCCTTCCTTGCTAATCTCTAAAGCCTCCTCAACAGACAAAGGATTGACTATTTTCTCCTTCATCTTCATTTGACTTCTGTCTCTGAATGGTATCTTCATTTTCATAATCTTAATGTTTTGATTTATGCCGCAAAGTTACGAAAATAATCTGAAAGTGCAATGTTTCTGTTACAAAAAAAAGATAATATAGTAGCAAGAATTTGGCAACAAAACTTTCAGATTGTTACTTTTTATAAAGTTTAACACAAAAATTAACCTAAAGCCGACTTCTTACTTTTAAAAATGCGTATCTTTGCGGCATCAATCTTTTAAATAAACTAAAATATAATAGCTTATGACTAAAGAGGAAGAAGATGAAGTCCATCGGTTAGTTCAATCAGTCGGTGTTGTACAGTTGTCAAGAGTAATGTTTAAGGACATGGACGTTAGCGAAATGATAAACGTCATTATCCTTGCAGGTAGAGGCTACAGCATAAAGCTACTCACTTGGTTTAAGTATTATTGTGAAGTGATGCCTCTGTTTATCATGCTTTTTCATATTGCATGCATGGTAACATTTGCGTCTCATGAAAAAGAAATGTGCGTATGGTTTAAGGAGAATTGGGTATCGGCAGCATTTATCTATTTTTCCGTTTACATCCATCCGCTTGTACTTATAATTGCGAGCAGATTCTTTTGGCTCTGCTACAGATGGCGTATTCCGATGATCATCTACCTATTTGGGATAAATGCTATTCATATCGTATACTGGAATGTTTTTACCACCAACGAAATGGTGGAAGCTAATGCTGTAATACTTGTAATGACCATTATATTTTATGTATATGGTTTTGCCGATAAGTATTTCTCAGGCAAGGGCTGTCAAAGTTTAATCTCTAGATTATAATGATATGGGAAAGTTATTTGGTTATCACACCTTGGGAGTGTTATTAAAATCGTTATCGGATTCTTGTTTTCGAGCAGACGAGCAAGAGAAGAGAGGGGAGAAGGTAACTGCTTGCGGAATGAGTAGCGATGAGATAGAAGACCTTTGTGAGAACTATCTGCCGTATGCTCTCAACCCGATGCTATCTACCGAGGAAGTCAAGGAGAAACTGCACGTTTCTGATGCTACACTCAATCGTATGGTTGCTAGGGGCGACATTCCGAACGGTGAGTGCAAGAAGCGTGGGCACACCAGATATTGGAAGAAGTGGGATATTCTGCACTTTATTAAGAGTAAGAGAGGTAAGTGATTTCCTCTCTTTTTGTTTTCAATCCTTTCCAATCTTGCAAACATTGGAAAGGATTTTAATTCCCCCTATTTCGTGGGTTTTAAAAATACAATATTTCGATAAAATTATATGCGATATTATACAATTTTTCTGCAAAAATATATATTCGTTTATATGAAGGCATAAAGTTTTGCACTTTTTCGCTGAATCTATTTGATGATTAAATATTTTGTTGTATATTTGCAGCATTATTGTTTAATCATCAAATAGTTATAGTATGGCAGATAGAATTAAAGATATTGTTGTAGGCGTAGTTCTTGCACTCCTCGCCTATCTTAAACCGATTGAAGGCGAGTTGTCTTCGCTTATGATCGTCTTCACCCTCAACTTTATTTTCGGTTATCTTAGTGGCATGATTGCAAAAGGAGAGAACTTCGAGTTGAAGAAAGCAGTTGTGTGCATCGGTCACGCTACCGTGTTCTTCGTCCTTTGTGCAGCAGTATATGCAATCGGGCGATTCAAAGGACAAATGGAAGGTTCCGTTCAATGTGTTTCTTTTATCTCGTATCTAGTATTGTGGTTCTACGGATGCAATATTCTGAAGAACTTGAAACAGATATTCAAGAAGGGTACCCCTCCTTGGTATGTAGTGAGTTTCCTCTATTATCTCATGCGCTTCAAATTTATCGAGAAGATTCCATATTTGTCAGACTATCTAAATTACACGGAAAAGGAGGAAAAGATATGATGTTAGCGATTATTATGGTGGCAGCTATTATAGTAAGCATTATTGTATTTGGCTGCATTATTCAAAGAAATGATTATAGCGAGGAGGAGAAGTAAACATGGCTGATTCTAGTAAACTCGTTCCGTTTATCCTCAGTTGGGAAACGGACAAATATACAAATAACAAGAAAGATAAGGGCGGTCCAACAAAATATGGCATTACCCTTGCTACCTGGAGAAGAGTCGGGTACGACAAGAATGGTGATGGTGTTCTTAACGAAGAAGACGTGAAACGCCTTACTGAGGAAGACTTTCATCGAGTTTTTAGGCAGAACTATTGGAATGCTTGCAAGGCAGACCAAATACAGGATCAGAGCGTAGCCAATATGCTAGTAGACTTCGCTTATAATAGCGGAGTCTGCAAAGCGGTAAAACATCTGCAACTTGTATTAGGTATCACAGCAGATGGTATTATCGGTAATAAGACGCTGTATGCCATTAATAAATCCAATGGAAAAAGACTATTCGAAGCCTTCAAGAAAGATAGAAAAGCTTATCTAAAGAGAATTGCTGTCGGTGACCAGAAAGGTTTTCTTAAAGGATGGCTTCGCAGACTTAGCTACATTACGTATGGTAATCTAAAATTGAATAAATGATGAAATGGTATGATATAAGATTTTGGAAATGGGCAACCATCACCCTAGTGGTAGGTATTGCGCTTGTTTCTGTCTTAGGGTGCAGCACTCCTAGAGCAGTAACTACACAAACCTTCATCACAGACAAGCAGAGTGAAAAAAAGTTCGATTCCCTCTTCACTACCCGATTGTCTTATGCCTTCGAGCAATGGCAACATATCCAAAAGCGAGAAACAGAAAAATCTACCAAAGATAGCAGCTATGTAAAAGATAGCACAGCAACCCGATATGATGCGCAAGGGAATAAGATTGGTGAAGATCGTTTTCATTACGAGAGTCACTATTTATTTGAAAAGGAACGAAGAATGCTACTCGATACCATCAGTACATATAAAGCATACAAAGATAGCTTTATATATTACAGAGAAAGATGTGACTCCTTATCAAAGATTGGTACCTCTCAGTTCTATAAGATTGACGCTCCTTCTATAAAAGAGAAATCTCTGTCAAGTATGCAGAAGATATTCTTAAAAACGGGGCAGATGTTTTGGTTCTGCTTTATACTCATAGTTATGTACTTACTATATATATCAAGGAAGAAAAAGAAATGTTCTTAGAAAAGTTGTTTAATTAAGGTTTTAAGATTTATTTTTGGATAACTAGGGCGACTACTCGTGATGAGCGGTCGCCCTTTTTGTTTGCAAAGTAAATTCTATCGTTCTAAGAGGATAAAAAATGATACTACCTACTATCACCATAAACTGCTGATTTAGAGCTATTAACAGAAACTATGATAGAGTTATAGCCTATTTGCATACTATTTCCTAACTTTGCACACGTAACGTTACAAATAGTGTTAGTTAAATATTAAGGTTAAATTAAAAATTCGGGATATGGAAAGTAAAACTTACGTGTTCAATCCAGAGAGCGGCACAAGCGGCACAGGCTCTAATGGAATCTTGGCTATGCTTCCTGCACTCATGCAGAGACAGGGTGTTGACCCAGGTCTTATTGCACTCTTGAACAACCGTGGAAACGGAAATGGTTGGGGTGAAGACATCTTTGCAATCCTCCTCTTGTTCATCCTTATGGGCAATAATGGTATGGGGTTCTTCGGAGGTAATCGCTGCATGGGTTCTAACGGACAGGGCGGTGTTGTGCCAATGCTTAACAATGATGCCAATACAGCCGTTATCATGCAGGCTGTTCAGCGCAATGGTTTCGACGTTCAGAGCTTGGCTACAGCCCTCAACACATCAAGTGACGCAGTCATGGCTGCAATCAATGGCTTAGGTCATCAGATTTGCAACCTCGGCAATCAGATGGGCATGAATGCTAATCAGATTTTGACTGCTATCATGCAGGGTAACAATGCCATCGCTACTCAGTTGGCAGAATGCTGCTGCAAGACCAATAACGCCATAACTGCAATGGATGGCAACCTCAAGTTGTCTATCTGTCAGCAGACCCACGCCATCAATGATACGGCAAATGCCAATGCTTTGATGCTCCGTGACAAGGCTGATGCTAACAATCAGTCTGTCTTGGCTAAGTTGGATCAGATGCAGACACAGGCAATGCAGGATAAGCTCGATGCTTTGAGAGAGAAGAATAGTGCCCTGCTTGCTCAGATTTCCAACGAGCATCAGACACAGGCTTTGCAGGCTTATCAGGCACAGGTTATCACACCAGTAAATGCAGCTTTGGCTGCGCTGCAGGCAGAGGTGGCTGGCATCAAGTGCAAGTTGCCTAATACCATCAGTGTTCAGTACCCTCAGTACGGAGTATTCAACAAGGACGTTTATACTGCTGCCGCCATGGGAGCTTATGCAGGTGATGTAGCGGCTTCTCGTTCAACTGTAGGATGCGGTTGTTAGGAAAGGAGGTAACTATGTTCCCTTTATATCCATTCAATCCATTTATTCCAATCGGTCAGAGAAACCAAATCAAACTTATTGATGTAGGCGGTATCTATGAGCTGAAGACAAATGCTCAGCAGGTCACAGATGCTAGTGTAGATTATGGTATCAATCCTTGCTACTACAATGCTTTGCCTTGCGAGTGCATTGTACTCTTGAAGATACATCAAGGAGTTGCCGCTGCAAGTGCGACACTTCCTGTTACAATCGTAACTCCAAATAGTGGTTCGACCACTGTTAACGGAACTGCTAACACTAGCGGAACTACTTCCGGCACAACAAAGGTGCCAGTTGTTGATCATGTGGGAAAGGCAGTGACGGGAGCTAACGTTTCTGAAACTACGGAGGCTTTGGCATACATCAATAAGAAGAGCGGTATTATCCGACTGCTTGGGTTTCAGCAGCCTACAGGCGGCTAACAGAGTATTAACTATGGGACAGACTGAAAAGTCTGCCCCTTTAAAAGAGAAAGAAAATGTTTCAAGGACTAAGACAGTCTTCTCTCTTCTACATCTTAGACAAGGGAGGAGAAAAGCCGACTCTAAAAATCGGTCAAGTAATATCGGTCAGCAATCCTCAGCAGAAATATCCTAGCTATATGCCAGGACAGACTCCGACATTGGAGACGACCGTTGATGTTAAGGTGCAAGTAGAGGACCAGCAGGTCAATTTCGAAAAGCTGCCATCTACGGCACAGATAGTGAACTTCGGCAATGAAGGTGTTGTTGTCAGTGACAGCAGAGAAGCTATGTGCGCAGAGATTGATGCTATGTTGCGACATTCAAAGGGAGTCGTGGAAAGTGTAGATTACCACAATGGAGTTATAAGCTCCTGCGAGGAAATGCTCACTAGAATCAACCCACAGATTGCTAAGGAAAAGCAGCAGGAAAAAGACATCAATAACCTCAAATCAGAGGTCAGCGGCATGAAGGGAACGCTATCCAATATTGAATCCATGCTGTCTAAGGCTTTGAGCGGTAACAATTTTAAAAAGTAATTGCTATGGGATATATGGTAGAAATTACGGAAAACAAGTTCGATGAGCTTGTTGACAACTGCGAGGAAATGGTTCGAGCAGGTGGCAAGGTTATGAAGTGCCTGGATAGTCTGAAGCGCGAGCGTATGGGAAACCGTATGCCGATGCCAGACTATCGTGACAAGTGGGACGATGAAGATTGGCGTGACGAAGACCGCTATGGAGAGCGACGCTACTATGGTCGCCGTGGTGGTGGACGTTACTAATGTTTAATTCGGTGGTGGGGATTTTTCCCTGCCACCCTTAAAAGAAAGAGCTATGGGAAAATGTAGAATGCCTTTGGATGCTTACGATATGAAGCCAGAAGGAATGATAGCATATCTGAGATATAATGGCTGGCACTTCAACAAGAAGGCTTGCGAATGGGCAGTCAGTCAGATGAGAAAATACAACCCAGTCACCAAAAAGGATGAGGAGGTTGACTATATGGATAAGGAGAAGGTTGAATCCATCCTTACCAAGCAGGGAGTGACGCTTGAAAATAATGTAGGCTATGATCATGTTTATGTGGCAAACATGGTTAAAGCTGATTTCTATAAGTCTTCCATCGAGGACGAAGCTCACATGGCTTTGTTCGTGAAAGATATGGTTGATGATACCGATCAGAAGGATGGCTTCATCTTTAACAGATTCTATGCCGATTGCAACCATAATGGCATCGGCATTCCATGGGATGATATTTTATGATAAGTCAAGAGATATATCTAGAAAAGTACGATTGGAAAGTTCTTGTGTTTTACGGTTTGGAATCATCAGATACCGATGAGGTATGCAACTCCCTTGTGCAGATAGGCTGCACAGAAAAGGCAGTCGAAAGCGCAAGGGAGCATTGCTTACGAGGAATGCCGAACACAGGTCTAACCTACTCCAATCTTGCAGGTAGAAAGAGTGTGGTTGCTATTAGCAGGACCACATCAGAATATGAGTTCGTGAATACTGCCACACACGAAATGTTTCATGTTGTCACTCATATCTGCGAATCACTAGGTATTGACTTGAAAGACGAAGAGCCTTGCTATATGATGGGATGGCTCTGCCAGGCAGTTAGTAGGATATTCATTTAAAATTTAGAAATATGACGGACATTAAATTAATGGTGGATGCTGCAAGGCAGCTAAACCAAACTTGGAAAATGAGTAGTAATGATTTGGAGACAGGAAATATCCCAAACGATGTGTATAATGCTTTGTGCGAAGTGGATGAAGCCGTAACCAATCTGATTGACAAAGTCGGCGAAGCTACAAAAATCATTACATTAAGCAGTATCTACAAAAGCGTATAACTCTTTGATACTCAGTGAGTTAAATTTGGTATTTTTAACTAAAATAAAGTGTGGTATATTTGCATATATCACATTTTTTTTGTATCTTTGCATATAGAAAGAGTGGTTATTTTGACTAACCACAGATTATGTTGAACCAATTAAAATCTTAAAAAGATGGAAGAAATTAAGGAAATCAAAAAGAATTATGAAATGGGATTCATTTCGTCCCATGAATTTCTTTGTGAATATGCAGGCGTTCTTTCTAAACTTGGAGCGCAGGGAGAACTGATTGATGCTATGAATACAGTATTAGCTCCGCTTGCAGATTTCATAGTGAAGGACATCTTGAATGCCAGCGATGACGAGAAGAAACAGATTAAGGACTTCTTTAATTTTAAGTAGATATGGGTACCATTCTTTTAATAAACGGATTAATTTTTCTATTTATCGTAGCGATAGTAGATTTAGCAATGAAACATTAATAAAATAAGCCCTCGACAACACGGTCAAGTCACTTATATGAAAGCTATTAAAGTAGCATTATTCTTTGAAATGATGAAGAATATGATGATTCAGTACTCATGCGACGAGTTGCAGGGCACTACTTTTAGAAGTCATTTTGGTGCAGTTGGGTTAGGTGATGCACAGGAACGAAACGGTTTCTTCCTGGCAGCCTATATCACAGACAACTCAGTATCACAGGATATTTTTATGGATTGGGTAAGAATGTATCTTGATGACGCAGTTGTATATAAGTATGATTCTCCTTCTCAAGAGAAGGATGTGTTAGATAAAGAATTAATGTACATAATTGAGATTAAAAATGAAGACTAGTAGCTTATATGTTACCCGCGATGATTCAATGTATGACACAAAGAGTGGGTTTGAGACTTACGAGGAGGCCAATGCCTATCGTGAGGAGTGTCAGAGAGGCTGGATCAATCATGCCGACTATGTTTTTCTTATAACAAGAGACTCTGCCGGGAATTTTGTCAAAGAGACAAACTTGACAAAAGCAACAAAGGAAGAGAGAATCAAGCTTCTTGAAGAAGCAGGCATTCCATTGAAATAATTTGTAACCAATTAAAATATTAAAGATTATGACAACAGCAACAAATTTGAGTAAGGCTGCCGAAGATATGGTAGCAGTTCCTTCTTCAGTTAATGAAGACAAGTTCTTTGATTTCGAGAAAGCCAAGACCCAAGCTATCACTCTCGAACAGTTGAGTCGCACACACCGTGAGGATGATGTTTACGGAAATCCGCTCCGTGGCATCTATCACTTTGACCTTTTCAATAAGGTCATTGATGAGTGTACAGAGCTCGGCTACAATGTGGAGGTTTATGATATGTTTGCAGCACAGAACAGAGACCGTCAGTCGCCTGGAGTGGTTCGCCTCCCACAAGTGGAAGCGGTCAAAGGTCAGCATGCGGTAGAGGCGCATATTCTCCGCCGAGTTTATGCCAATATTCGTATCACTGATTTTGATAATGATGAGACTACTACTAATGTGGCCGTAGCCTTCCATCAGAAAGGTATTCAGATTGGATTCGGTCCGAATGTGATGATTTGCCACAATCAGTGTATGCTCTCTCCAGAACTGTATATGTCCAGCTATTCCGAAAAGGGCAAGAAGGGTTCCGGTATGGAAGTGGCAGCAATGCTTGATACATTAAAGTCATGGCTGGTCGATGCCCGGCACATCATCGAGACTGATCGTGAGCGTATTGCCAAGATGAAGGAGACACGCATTACTGCAGAACAGATGTTCTTGCTCATTGGTTTGATGACTGCTACCAGAGTAAAGGCAGATACATCACGAAAGTCTATTCGTGAGAATATCACCTACCCTCTCAATCAGTCACAGATTACACTCTTTACAGAGGATATGCTGGAGGCCTATCACGATAAGGAGTTTGTAACTGCCTGGGATATGTATAATTCTGCTACCAACTTGTATAAGGCTAACAGAATGGATATCCCTGCTCTTTTGCCACAGAACAGGGCAATGGTTAACTTCATGAAGGCCAATGGTCTGATAATTTAATTGGTTCGAAAGGAGCTTCCAAGGGTTAGTCCTTTGGTTGCTCCTTATATAGAACGTAATCCAATACTTTTCTATTTGCAGCGTCTATATTGGCAACACTCTTGTCAATATAGATAGCTGTTGTCCTGTTTCCATGGGAATGTCCCAATGCTTCGGCAATGATTTCTTCGGGTATTCCTATGGAGAAGGCTATTGTTGCCCACGTATGCCTAGCCCAATACAGAGAGATATGATCAAACAGAGGATTATGCTTTGTATGATATTCCTTCTGAAAATCATGAGCTTTCTTTTTCTCGTTCCTTTCTTTAGTGACAGGGCCTATTGCCTTTAGTCCCTTGTTTGCCTTGCACACAAATTGCTTGTAGTTTCTCATGTTCTCTGAGAAATTGACTAGCTTTGTCTTTCCTCTATACCTATTTATTATCTGTATAGCTTCCGGTTCCAGTCTGATGCTATACAGTCTTCCCGTCTTCTTTCGTCTATACAGTAATCTTCCGTCTACAACATTCTCATCCGTACAATTAAGAATATCGGCAGGGTTTATCCCGATCAAGAAGAATGTAAGCTTGAAATAATCCAGGTACTTCTGCTGCCATGGCTGCACATTATAATTAAATAAGGTACGTAGTTCATCTACAGAAAGAGAACGTTTTTCTGTCTGTTCCGGATTTATATCGAATGTTCTCATCGGATAATGGCTGGTTATCTCATTATCGATAGCATCGTTGAAAACGGCACGTATGTTTCTGAAATGTATATTCCTGGAGTTCTTCTTTAACCCTTGTCTTACCAACTCGGCATCCAACCTTTTCAGCCAATCCTTTGAGATATCTTCAAAAGCGTAGGTATCTACCTTGCTATCGAAATCGCGCATCTTCTTCAAAGTGGTTGCATATATTTCCTTGGTCCTTTGTGCTGAACGACTATTCATATATTCTATATACCTATTTATAAATAAGTCTTTCTTCTTAACATCAGGGTCTAGATAGGCCACAACCTTATTCTTTATCTGCGTTGAAGTCTGTTTAGTAAGTTCTCCCTTCATCTGCAGTTCCAATATAGCATTTTCAATCTCTACCAATTTGTTCTTGACAAATATTTCCAATCTCTGCTTGTTTGGTGCATCAACTATTCTTTGTTTCTTGACATCCCATTGTTCCTTTTTCAATTTGACACCAAGAGGAATATAAGCTGCCTGTCGCTTCTTCGTAATGGCAACTTTGAGCGGTGCAGGCTCTCCGTCCTTGACCGCTCTTGTATCTAAGTATAGTTTCGTTGTTATCAT